CCTCCAATTTCTCCATTTCTTTTACGGAAATCTCATATACTGTTTCCGTTTCTTCCCCATTAACATAAACATCACGGCTCATTAACCTTCCGTTTACTTTAATGTAATCATTTCTTTTAACCTCTACCGCCAGATCAGCACCTTTTCCCCATAAATTGCAGCAAATAAAATCTGCTCTTTCCGAATGATCTCTTGGAATTGCTACAAAAAGATTTGAAACTTTCCTGTGCGTTACTGGTGTAAGTTTTGCATATGGTTCTTTCGTGCAACTTCTGGCAATAAACTCTACTTCGTTTATATCGCCCTCCGGAACTTGTTCTTCCAGAACTTCCACCTTGTCAGCTGCGATATAATTAACATTGTGGTGCTTATTCGGATTTTTAGAAGTGTCCATGCTTCTGATTGCTCCTGTTACAACAATCTCTTTTTCGTTATAATCATTGTCACGTACAACGGAATCTTCTATAACGATTGGGAACATATCTACTGCACCACTTTTACGAATAACTGTCAGCATGAATTTGTAATAGTATCTTCCGTAATGTTCGTGGCTGAATACTATTTCCCCGGCTCTACCGGATAATCTTACTTTATTTAATCTTTGCATTTACTTTTCCTCCGTTCCTAATATAATAGGAAGAAACACTATTGAGAATAAGACTGTTGATACGAAAAACACCCCGATAACATCAAATGATGTAAGCATCCATGTAATTGAGAAGATTACTGTAAACATCCCTATCCCTACAAATATTTCTCCTATTGTCTTTACCACCTCTTTCATTTTGTCCTCACTTTCTTCTGAATGTGGTTACTGCAAGTGCAGTTGCCAGAATAAGAATAGCGATAATTATATTTCTTGCCATCAGCTTTTCTTCCAGATCAGCAATGATTTCACTGGAAAGTGGCTGATTTTCGCCATTTTTTTGCATAAAAAGTCCTCCTGTTGTATTTTTTGTTTGTCAAATACAGGAGGTCGTGTTATAATAATCCTGTATTTAACTAACTCATTCTTAGTTAGATACCGTCCTGGTTGGTGTTCCAGCACCTTCCAGGGCAACTTAATCTGTTTTTGTTTGTTCTTCTACATCAAGTCCAAGCATTCTAAATGCCATTTTCTTTGTGAAATCATAATCGTTCACGCTATTAGCCCAAGCTTCAAATGCCTTTAATCTTCCAACCAGAAGTGCATATTCTTCATTGGCATTCTCTGGAATATAATCTGTGCTCTTATTTTCTCCCATGATTATTCCTCCCTATCTTTTGCTCCAAATGTTTTAAGCATTTCTTCCAGAAGCGACACAATCGGAATAATTGCATCTACCTGTTTGAACTTTTCCTTGATTTCTTTATCAAGTTCTTCTTCGTTCATAAGGCCATGCTCGAACGAATGTCTAAGCTGCTCTTTTACTTCTTCCTCTTTTCCACCATCTTTTACAAACATCTCTTTAATTTCATGGGTGATAACTGCATACTCTGCAAGAATATCAATACCTTTACCAGAAATATTAACTAAACCGTTTTCAAATTTAATCATTGTTTTTCCTCCCTGTTTTCTTTTATTCTCTCCCTCTGAATGGTATAATGTGTTCAGAAAGGAGGTGTGTTAAAATGTTTCTACAAATAAAAGTTTCTTGTAACTGTCGTTGTAGCTACTACTTGAATGAAGCAATAAGTGCGGATAAAATTTCGTGTCCAAACTGTGGCAAAGAACATCCGTATTCAAAAGAAATTCTTTCAATGCTTCATACCGCAAATGAAATTCAAGATGTATTTGATTCTGACGGTTTTGATATTAAAAGCATTACCACAGAAGTCATTCTTTGACCGGAATATATGAAGTTTCTTCAACAACCAACTTCATAAATTCTAAGAACCCTTTTGCTTCTGTAACGGACAGATGGCATTCGGCAATTTCATCCTTTACCTTTTTGTAAAGTTCATCTGCTTTCTGTCCGTTTCTTCTTCTAAACTCTAAATATTTTTGTCCCTCACGGCTTGACATCTTTTCAGATAAATATTCTTCAAAATTCATTATGTTCTTCCTCTCCTAACTTGCCATTTCATTTCCAAGAAACTTGTTGATAAAATACAGTTGCCCTTTTCCAGTAACTTTTGTGGTTCTCGTTACTCTGACACTTCCATCTGGATTCTGAACACTGGATTCCTTAACTTCAAACAATACCTGTTCAATATATCTCTGCATTGGCATATTGTAGCTTGCACCAGTTTTCATCAGATATCCGTTTTCTCGCATCCACTGGAATAATCTCTTCTGTCCTGTCTGGACACCGTTCTGGCAAATCAACTTTGCGAGGTCTCCAATAAGGATTGAAGTGTGACTGGTTGATACCGCATCTGCAAAGATTGTTTTCGGCTTGTCTGCTTCAATTTTCAATCTTTGTTTTTCAATAATCTTGTCCCTCTCTGCGATTTTCTTCTGTGCTACCAGAATTGCTTTCGCCATCAATTCTTCATCAGAAAGAGTTTCTTGTCCTAAAATGTAACCGCCATGCTTGCGAATGGATGGGAGGACTTCATCTGTCACCCAATCTGTAAAACGTTGTGCCGATTCTTTTCGACTTTGGAATATTGTTTTGTACAAATTAGCTTCATTGATGTACAGAAGTTTCTGGTTTCCACCTTTTGTAAGGGTATCCATAGTACGGATACCCTTTTCAGATAACCGTTGTTTTACATTTCCAACATTTGTTATCTCCAACGCTCTGCATACATCAGATAAACAAAACATTGGTTCGCTTTCAACCATTACTATCCGAATATCTCCGAACTCTGGCGAATTAAAAATCTGTAATTCGTTCATTAGTCTCCTTTCTTTCTGTCATCATAGAATTTTGAGGTTCGAGAAGAGGCCTATCAATAATGCGTTTTTCGAAGCTTTTCTTATCTTTTTTAGAAACTCGTTTTTGTGGCTGCTCCAGGATATTGCGAATAGCTTGGAGTTCTTTCAAAATAGAATAAAGAACATTATACGTATCATACATATATTTTTTCTACCCTCTGTGATATAATCTCCTTTAGGAAGGAGGTGTTAATAATGGATAACTTTCAAATTGCTCACGACTTGGCTGTTGCCAAAGCAGTTAAGGAAGGTTCTGGTTCAAAAGAAATTCTTAAATTGTACCACGCATACAACGATGAATTTCTTACATTGTTAAGCAAAGAACCTGTCAAAGTTGGAAAAGCAACTGCAACAGAATACCCATCAGCTAAATAATTATTTAGTGTGCTTTATGTAATCTCTTTTACATAGAGCACATCTACTGGGTTAAATTTCAAACAATATTGCTTTCCAGCGTCATCCCATTCTAAACAAATCAGTTTGGGCTTAATATCCGGGCTTACAATTCCATTCTGAAATACACACGGAATTTCGATTGTTTCCCCATTTTTAAATTTGATAATTGTCATCTTCCAACCTCTCTTCTAATCTAAATCAACAGTTTCTTTTTTATCTGTTTTTTGTTCCAGGCTGTTATCAGAAAAACTTTCCACTTTCCCAAGAATGTAGCCTTTATCAAATTCCGACATCTTAGGAATTGCTTCTTTCAGCTTTTCTACGATTTTTTTTTCTTTTTCTGACATTATCTATTTCACTTCCTTTCTTCTACGCACAATATTTAATTTCGTATTCAGTTACGATTTTGGAGAAAATCTCTCGCAGTTTTTTATCGTCATCGATGACGTCCATTTTGTTTAGTGAATTAATCTCTGTTTTGGTGCAACCATTTTCAGCCATGCGTTTTCGCTTATTTCTTAATCTTGTATTCAGATCACATCCAGCCCGGCGTTCCAATTCTGTGTACATTTCTGTTCTAAGCATTTTAAACTCTGCTCCAGCACCTTTTTGTATGCGATTGAATTTAGAATTAATTTCCGAACGCCAGTTATCAAATACAGGCTTAACCGCTTCTTTGATGTTCTCTGTAGTTGCAACAGCTTTATCTGCGGTTTCTTTGGCAATTAAAATCTGCCTGTCTCTTTCTTTGTCGGCAAGTTCTTTCTCTACCATTTGTGAAAGTAGCCCCTGTAACATTTGAAGTTCTGGTGACAATGCCCTTTTTACAGTTTCTTTGGTTTTAAAGTACCCATTCACAAGCTGTCGCTGAACATCCCATGCTAAATCGTCTGTAAAAGACTTTACTAACATTAGATAACCCTGTTCTGTAATAAGCGCATAATCAGAAGTTGCCTTGTCTGGAATGTCAAAAATTTTGGTACGACGAATTTCGTCGGCGCTTACTCGGAAGAAATCTTCGCTCTCAATAAAGCGCTCTCTGTTTGTTCTGAAATTTCTGCTTGCTGTTCCGTCTGGTCTGCCGTGAACTGCATCAATATCTTTGAATGTAACCACTCGCTGACCGTTATACTCTTTTATTGAGATATCCGAATTTCCAATATGTACTAACTGGTTCGTGTTTATCACTCCTTTCTTAATCTGATTTTCAATTTCATTTTGTGTTGAAAATATTTTTCCTATGTGTTAAAATTCTTTCATACCCAAATAATGGGCAATGAAAGGAGTTGTTTGCTTTGACCCAACTTTTGAATTTGCCCTGTTCCTTATTGTAGGTTGCAAGCAGAGTAAACTGCGTTACCAAAGACCGTTAAGCAATTTTACTTTTATAGGTAAAATTCCTACATTCGCCAACTAATGGGCAGCTAATCTTTTTTTACTCAATCGCAGAACTAAAACTGCGTAAGTGGCGAAGTGTTTCAAGAAACATTTGGTGCTGCTTATGTGACTGAACAAGTGTGTTCAGTCTGCAAAACACATAAGGTAAACAAATTTAGGCAAGAACTGATAGGACAGCACTCCTGTCAGTTTTTTTGCTATTCTTCTTTAAACAGATATTCCAGATCATATTCTGGGAAAAGTTCCTTTTTAGAAAGGGCTACTTCTGGATACGTAAAAGGTGTTTTCCCCTTTATCTTGTTCTGAATAGTCCTTTCATCAACACCAAGAACCTTTGCAAACGCTCTGATTGTAATTCCTTTATCATCAAGAACTTTCTTCAAGTTATTTAACACTTTAACCTCCCTCCTTTCTTTGTTTACCTTGTAAACACAGTATAGTCCCTGAGATAACATTTGTCAATAGTTTTTTGTTGACTTTGTAAACATTTTATGGTACTATATTTTCAGAAAGGAGGAATTAAATTGAAAGACAGATTTAAAGAGTTGCGAAAAAAATTGAACGTAACTCAGCAAGAATTTGCAGATAAGCTGAAAATAAGTAGGAATTTTGTAGCGCAAATTGAAATAGGAAACAAAGTTCCCTCAGATCGAACAATTGATGATGTTTGTAAAGAATTTAATGTTCGTGAAGAATGGCTTAAAAATGGCGAAGGCGAGATGTTTTATCCAGTTAAAAGGAATGATGAAATTTCGAAATTACTTGGATATGTTACAAAAGCTGATGATGACGATTTTAAATATCGTCTCATAAATGCTTTAGCAAGGCTTGATGATTCTGGATGGGATAAATTAGAAAAGCTAATCGATGCAATTTCAGCAAAATAAAAGAAAAGACAAGGGCAATGCGCAAACCCTTGTCTTTTTCTTTTTATTCAACTAATGTTTTTATAAATACGTATATTGTTCTTAACCAACGAGCGTTTTCTATTTTTTCTATCATCTTAATAATTTCTTTCTTGTAATCCACGTAAATCCCTCCCAATATTCCAAACATTTGTTCTTATTTATTAAATTATGTCATGTTTTCACAGCCATATACTGGGATGGAATTATTTCCGCTTAAATCTTTCCTAGCAAGCTGGTTTCTTCTGATTTTTCGATGAATTATAAGTTTTTTTGTGTAAATATTGTGATTTTTGTTTTTCCAAATCGTAATAATAATAGATAGAAATAAAGGGGCTGGATGCTTGTCAGCGAGGGATTTATAGCGCTCATGGACAACCTGTTTTACCTCTGCTTTTGCAGTTTCGATAGTTTTATTCCTCCCAAAGATAATACTACGATCCGGGCAGAAGTAAACATATTGAATCAAGAGCACATGCACGAATATCAGTATAAACACAATTATGATTTTTTTATGTTTCTCCATGAATCCATCCCCTTTACACTATCATCTTAATGTATTACAATAACATTGTATCAAAAAATATACAATTACACAGGAAATGGCGAAATTAGCACCTCTGGTGGCGAATTTTACATGAAAAGGGATGATTTGAATGCGAATTGCAATATGTGATGATAACGAAATCCAGATTGATATATTTATGCATCGGATTAATAATTTTCTCAAACGAAATGGTGATATAAAAGCATTGATTACTCCGTATGATAAAGGGCAGCCGCTTATTGATGATGTGGCAGATGGCGAGTGGTATGATATTGTGGTTTTGGATATCGTTTTGAGAGAAGAAAATGGAATTGAAGTTGCAAAGGAATTGAGATCCAGCGGATATAACGGAAATATTATTTTCTGGACAGCCCATAAAGAGTATGTTTTTGAAGCTCTTGATATACTCCCGGTACACTATATTATAAAAGGATCTGAAAACGGCAGAATGTATACTGCTTTCAATCATGCTCTGGAACATATCAGCAAAAGCACTCTTATGATAAAAGGAAAAGACTTTATTCATCGGGTGGAGTTTCAAAATATAGAATATATTGAGAGCCGAAACAAATACATCATTATCCACTGCACTTGCGGTATAGTTTATACGGAACGATGTAAACTATCCGATATTGAAGAATTACTGGATTCCAGATTTTTGAGGTGTCACCAGAGCTACATAATAAACATGGATGAGGTAAAAGAAATAAACACTTCGTTCCTTATGTTTTCTGGAAATACAGTGCCGATCAGAAGAAAAGATTATGCAAAAATAAGAAACGAATTTGAGGAATATACGACATTTAAATAGCTCCCGGGAAAACCCCGGGAGTATTATTATTTCAGTAATTCATTGACTTTTTTCTGTACTTCTGCGTAATTGTAGCCAGCGGATTCCAGACGGTCTCGTCTATCCTGTCCGTTCCCCCATTCGCCGTTGATTACCTCTTTTGCAACTTGGGCTACACTTTTCTTTGCTGTCATGGAATACACTACTTTTCCGTTCCAATCAAACACAGTATATCCAGCCTTGCAAGCTTTTTTCGCATTTTCCAGTGACTTGTAAGCCCCTATCTGGCTCTTGGAATCCTTCCAGGTCTTGCGGACACGGTAATACTTGTCAACCTTTGCTGTCGGTTTTGTGGTTGATGTTGTTGTGGTTTCGCTAGAAATAAGCTTCTTGAATCTATCCCAGTCACCTTTTCCGCGGATAACGGATGGACAATTCTTAGCGCACACATCGTAATGCTGCACTACTCGGCTTGCTGGGATTCCGTATTTCTTCATAAGCTGCTTACACACATCAACGGTATTATGGAATGCTTTTTCGTAGTTATATCCGGCATTCATACACATTTCAATTCCAATAGAGTTGTGATTGTTTACAGTTCCAAAAAGCTTACCGCCGTAATTTACCCCAACATGCCATGCTCCGCGATTATACGGCAAGGCTTGATATGCTGACTTATCATCAACGAATACGTGGGCTGAATAGCCTTTAAAATTGCCGTTATGCTGTGCAGTGGCGTGTGCCTTAGCGTCTGCTGTCTTGGCTGTATTATCTGTATTATGAATAACAATATACAGAGGTGTTTGTCCTGCGTAGCTGTTGTTGTTGCTGATTAATGAGGTATTGATATTCATGTATGTTCTCCTTTCTTGTTGAGGTTAAAAAGTGCATAATAAAAAGCACCCCAAATGGGATGCTCTTTAGCATAAACTCTTTATACAATATACCTTCCATGGTTAAATTTTACAGAATCATGGCTGATTTTAGCGTAAATCATTGTGGTATCAAGCTTTTCATGCCCCAATATTTCTTTTACTTCTGCAACGTTCATTCCTCTATTTAAGGCATCTGTCGCCATTGTGTGCCTAAGTAAGTGCGGAAACAAGCTTCTTTCGATTCCAGAACGCTTTTGAATAGCCTTTACTCTCGCATATATTGCTCCTTTGTGCATTCCATTATAAGGCTTTCGAAATATCACAAATACAGAATCCGATATTGATTCTTTTGAGCGTTCCAATTCAAAGTATTTTTTTAACATATATTCCGCTTTTGCGTTTAGATAAGATGTTCGGTGCTTGCTTCCTTTTCCGAACAAATGAACCTCTTTTGAAGCGAAATCAATATCACTAATTTTTAAATTCACCATTTCAGATAAGCGGCATCCTGTACTGTAGAAAAGCTCAATCATCGCTTTATTTCTGTAATTTTCGCAAGCATCACGCACTATTTCAAGTTCCATGTTACTAAGTGGCTCTCTTGGCTTTTCCTCAAATTTAATGGGCTTAATACTTGCGCATGGATTGTTTGGAATATACCCCTCTTTCCAACACCAATCCATAAAGGTGTTTATAACAAGCCGTTTTCCATCCAGTGTTCGATTGCTGACCCCTGTTCGTTTCTGAGTTTCGTACAGATAAATCCGTATATCATTTGTTGTAACCTGTTCGAATGGTCGGTTAATGTGTTCAAAAAAATCTGTGAGATAAAAATTGTAGGTTTTCATGGATTCTGGAGACATGCCCTCAATCTTTTTTGCCACCATGTAAACCCTGTAGCAATCTGGGACATTGCTTTGATACGGAACCACATGCGTTTCTCTCTGGCTGATATCGTAGTTAGACGTAAACACTTGCAATTCCTGTAATACTGTCCTAAGTGCTTCATCTGAAATCTTTCCATCCAACTTACTTACAAATTCGTTTGCAAAGTTTTCCATAAAAAATACCCTCCTTTTGGGTTCACAAAGGGAGAGTACTGTGCTATAATAATACTGTACCCTTTGTGGTGCTTGGAGCTGAGTTTTTTGATTGGTAGTCGGGAACTCAGCTCCCTTTTTGTTTTTCCGATTTTGATATGCTGATTATAGCATATTCATTTTATGTTTGGTAGTGTTTTTTTATTTTTTTCTTACTTCTCCAATAAACTCTATAGTGAGTCATTAAAATCTGTCGATATAAGTATCAGTGGAATCGCAATAAAAAACTTAGATCCAGGATTTGGATACTATTCTGATTTTATAAAAATCAATATACCAAAAGGAACAAAGATTGTAGCAATAGATCTATGCGGAGGTTTTAGTGCTGGAATAATGATTTCTTCCATAAACAATAATACTTTTACTTTATCATGCAATAATTCAGTTACATTACCAACAAACAGATCTGCCAGAATTTGGTATATTTAATTTTTAAAGAAGCAACAAGCACATATTCGGGATTTAGTGGTTTATTTACCAAATGTGGCAATCGTAATTGTAATTGCTTTTGACACATACCAATTTCCAGATTTTTCTGCCTGGAGTTTTACTCCGTTTATTTGTTTAGAATTATTGACATATAAAAAATCATTCAAAACAAAATTTACACCTTGCACTTTATTGGGATTTATAATTAAAGCAGGAATTTCGGTATATGTTTTTCCATCAAAATATACATTAAAATCCCCATATTGTGCTCCGGTAGTTACGTTTGTGGTAATTATGTTGAAATTTCCGACTTTTTCACTATTTAGTGCATTGATTGCCCCGATGATTGTCTTATTATTTGTCTCCAATTTCGAGATAACAGCCGTTGACATTTTATCCACGACATAATCCCAAAATTTGCTCATTAATCCGCGCTTGTTCGCTCTCGCAGTTGCGTCATACAGCATTACTTCGTCATTATCCGCTAACGTATCTTTTGATGTGTATTCAGTCCATTTTGGCATGTGGTTGTCCTCCTTTAATTCAATTGATTTTTATTGATATAGTCTTCAATCGCCTTAATATTTGCCGAAAGCCCATCGTCAAAAATGAGAAAATTTCCTTTCTCGTTCTGGCTCAAAACCTTTCCGCTTTCGGTATCAATCGTTGAGTAGGTAAAGGCGATTCTATCGCCCTCTCCTGTTGACAGTTTCATAAATGATGTAAGTCTTTTAATCTGGCTCATAATAATTCTCCTTCCATTTCTTGTATAATTTTTTCGCGTTCTTCGAACATTACATTTTCAAGGTTGACTGTCTCAAAATTCACTTCTCGGTCTTCTTTTCCGGCATTGAAACGGATATACTCTTTGTTCTTCTGTTTAGCTTTCAGCTCCCATGCAAACCGCAATCCTGGGGTTCCCTTGACAACAAAATAGGTATCTGACTTTTCAGATACCCAAGATTGCCCCTCGCTCTCGTTCTGAAGGAACACATAGTATTCAATTGCTGTTTCTGTAGATTCCTGGAATATATCATCAATTGAGATGATTGCCATTCCGTCTTTCCCAATTACTCCACCGCCAAAATCTCCCAGAGTTGGAGTTGGAGTCTCGTAGCAGTAAAATAGCTGTTCTCCATAGTTTTCAGTGTCAGCTATTATGGATTTTGTTCCAGAAACCTTAAAATCGCCAAAAATACTAACATCTGAATTGAATTGTGTTCTTCCCAGATAATGTTTTGAACCGTCTGTAAAGCCACTTTCTGTTGTTGTATTATGTGGTGTTAAATTTAATGAGTTAGCGTAAGAGGATGCAATACCACTTGCGCTGTATTTAATAAATTGTCCTTGTGCATCCATAGCAAGCATTGATGGAGCGTTATATTCATTTCCTACGGAAATCTGTAGGGTTCCATTTTTTTTATTATAAATTCTGTTGTTTTGAATCGTAAATCCGCCTATAGTGGCTCCAATTGCCGCAAGCTCATTCAAGGACATTTTTTCAGCCGTGACCGCCTTAGCATCTAATTTTTCTGTGGTAATAGAACCAGCTGCTAGAGCATTAGCGGCTATGCTCAACGCTTTAATAAATTGTCCATTTACATAAATGTTTCCGTTTTCGTCTAAATAAATTCCCTGTGCCTTGCCACCATTGGTAAGCTTGCTGAAAATATCGACTTGTGTCTGTCCATCGACAGCTGATTTTGCTGAGCTATTAGCAATCTCATCGACCGTCTTTCCTTGTAGCGAAAAAGTCTTTGGAGCTAGAATAACATTTCCGTTGCTGTCGATTTCTAAAGTCACATTATTGTCGTCATCAATAACTTTCAGTCCTCGACCATTGATTCTCTCACCAGCAAGCAGTCCAGCCAGAATATATTTTGCATTAATGTATACTTTTCCATCTTTGATATAGATTCCCTGTTCAGTGCCGCCTTTTGTGAGTTTATTGAACACTTCATCCTGTCCAAGACTGGTATCATACTTATCAATTGCATTTTTAATATCGTCTTTGTCTGCATACTTGAAATCAATCCAATCGGATGCGTCAAACGCTTCGCCAACACGATTTACAGTGGATGTTTTGAGGGAAGCCTTTCCTTCACTATTGGTTGTCACCCACAAGTCACCTTCGTAATATGGCGGTTTTGGCTGAACCATATAGACAGATGACTTCCCATCTATCTTGTCTAACAGCTCATTTGGTATGGATTGTGGTTGCCAAATACCGGATTTGTAAATCCATTGAGTGTTATCAGAAGTATTGTGCCAAAGGTCACCTTCATGCTCTGCTTTCTCTGATTCCCATACCAAGATAATTTCATTCCCGGATTCATCCAGAATCTTGTTTCCGTCAATATCGCACCATGGTTGTTCCTCTGTTTTTGTCCATTTAAGAGAAGGGTCGTTTGGCTGATACCAAGTTTCAATTTTTCCATCAATCTGTGTTTTTAAAGAATTAAGAGAATCTTTAAAAACGCCATTGATAAATAAATCTAAAGAACTATCATCTGTGTATTTTGAAGCCTTTTCCCAATCTGAAGCAGAATAAGAACCGCTTGCTCTGGCAACCCTACATCTCATCAAATCGCCAGTTTTGCCTTGTGTCCATAAGTCTCCAATATCGTAAGGTGGTTCTGGCTGAACTACGAATACTCTGCGCTTATGGTCTGCGGTATCTTGTGCTTTTTCTGCGGCTGCAAGTGCTAAAGTGACATCCGTATCCTGCACCAATTGCCATTTCCAAGTTGCCCCGTCTTGCATAAAGCGGTAAGCATATCCCTTGGATTTCCAGTAAAATAAGTCACCTTCATGTTTCTTACGTTCAGTGTTGGTAGTCCACTCGGAAGCCGGGATATTCTGCAAGGTTGGTTCATAGTCATAAAAAAAAGTCTCAATCTGTCCGTCGATTTGAGACTGTAAATTATTGATATCAGTTGTGTATGTATTGCTTATAAAATTATTTACTTCTGTTTCTGCTTTTTCCTTTGCAATTGCATTAACATCTTTTCCCTTGATTTGTACAGAATCTGCATTAATAATAACCCTTCCTGTTGTTACATCAACCAGGAAAGTTGTGTTTCCATCTTTATCAATAGCCTTAATGGTTCCCGTATTAATCCAGTCAGCATTAACACCTGTAGCATTAAGAATTCTGGCAATCACATCACCATCAACAGTCATACCACCATTCCAATGTTGTCCACCATCTGTAGAAACAGCCCACGCTTCCGCAGTCATTTTCCATACAATATCAGAATCGGACAACTGTGGCTTGTTATGAAGATAATAGATGTTGCTTCCGTCCGGCTGTGTTTCTACTGTCGTGTATGTTCCAGAAGATTCCGCAAGGCGTTTCGATAATTCTTCCAGTGCCTTTTCTCTGGCGGTACGTTCATCTCTTAAATTCTTTTTGTTTTCAGCTTGTACCTGTTGACCAAGTGTATACTGTTTCTGCTTATTCCTAGATACACTTTTAGCGCTGCATTCAAGTTGCTCAAATGTGCCTGGATTCAAAGTAACAGAAGTTAGGAAGCTCTTGTACTGTTTCCCATTTCTGTCGGAAATCTCAATGGTGTCACCAGCTTCCCATGCTATATTAGTCAATGCGCCTGTGGTAAACGGTCTGAATTTCAGTCCCACGCACCTGTCTGCGATAATCTGGCAGATTTTCTCCCCGGAGCCCTCTTGAATTAGCTTATTATCACTGATTTCGATAACATAGCCAGTTTTCCCCGACTGATATGTTTTCGCTTCATTTTTAGAAGAATTTTCAACGTATTCTGCAACTTTTATGCCTGTTATTTCAACATCATACAACCATGGTGTGAATCCATTTGTATCTATGGCTGTAATACCCTTTTGCATAACAGTGATAATCTGTGCGCCAGTAGTATCTAAGATATCTTTTCCTTCAATATCTTTCCATGGTACTTCTTCCTTATTATAAAAATCGTCTGGCACTTCATTTTTATACCAGTCAAGGCATAATCTGCCGTATGCATCTGTTTTCGCCCACTGACAGCCCATCTGTGCTACCCATGCAATTACCTGTCGGAAAGTAATACTGCTATCATCTGGTCGATTCTGTATTATCAAATCATCATTATCAAACCTTGTAGATTGAAGTGTTACTCCGCACACCTCGCAAGCATCCTGGATGATTTGCAATCTGGTTGCCGGATAGGACAGCTTACTTTCTGAATAATCACGATCAAACAATCGTATGGAATCTTCGCAAGTTAGGCTAATAATAGCGGTGTTCTGATATGGCGCATCTGTTACTGTCATGGTACAGATACGGATTTTTTCAATGCCAGTAGATAATTCAAGCCCAATATAGCAAACAACTCTCGCTCCGTCCCAGATGTAATCTGTGTACTTGCCAGAAAAGTTGTTGATCTGCAATGTCAGCTTATTTACGATAGCTGCGCCGATATCAAAAGAACCACTTTGCGATACTGCATCCTCAAATTTGAAGCCATTAGACCATAAATCTTTGTCGGTAATGGATAATGTGCTTCCGTCCGTAAAGGTAAAATCTGCATATTTCAGATAGTTACGGTTCCCACTATTCTGTTGTTCTTTAAATTCCGTTGATAAATTTCGCATATCTTACCTCTCGATAAAATCAAATTTAAGTCCTTCCATGCGCTCATTTCCTATCCACCAGCATTTAAAGGGTGATTCCCTGTCCCCAACATAAAATGTTCTGGTTTCGTGTTTATTTGCAGATAGCAAGTCTGGATATGTGACCTGTATGTACTCTGGATTTACTGCCTGTATAATTTTGCAAGCAGTGTCCCAGTCTGGGCCATTCCAACCTACAGACAGCTTTCGTTTCTGTCCAACTCTGTTTTTGTGCATGGTCGTATCGTCGGTTCTGCCGGATTCTGATGCCGATATATCCTGTAATCCCCATGTAAAAGAAGAAGGACAGGGCATTGCTACCCCATCCACTTTTAAAAATGCTTCTGCCATATGCTAACCCTCATGCAATCATTTTTGTTGCTTCTCTTTGAACAAATTCTTTGATTTGCTGATATCCCCACCCACAGTTAATAAGACTGCTTACAAGCATTTCCATACTCTGAACTTTCGCCAAGTCATCACCTGTGAAGAAATCTCTAAGATTCTCTTTTGCTTTTACGCCATAATCACTTTCAAGCTCTTTTGCTGTCTTTCCGAATAAATTGCGATAAATCAGATTTGTATAATTTGGATAAGCAAATCTCTTATTTGGACTTTCCGTTATTTTCATCTTAATTGTATCTGTTAGGATATGCCGAATAACAACACCCTTGTCACGTTCAATTTGCCATTGCTGGCGTTCTGTATATAAGCGTTTTAACTCGCTTTCCATCTGGTTGAAGGCTTCAATATACTTAATTTTCCATTGTAAGGCTTTTTCACCAGTAAAGCCCATTACAAGCAAGGAAAAACCGTCTCTATCCATTTCGTACATTGGATATTCTTTTCCACGATTCTTATATGTTGTAAGTTGAAAAAATTTGGCGGCTGAATTATCAGCCACGAGATTTTCAATTGATTGTAGAACATTCTTATGTTCTTTCTCAAAAACCTCTGCAACTTTCAGACTTGTTGTAATAAGTTTCTCTTCGTATCTTTTTCCAACGATTTCTACCAGCATAAATTCATATCTCCTTTACGATTTATTTTTTGGCAACAAAAAAGCGCCTACCCCGAAAGGTAAACGCTTTAAGATATTATGATTATATATCATAGCATATGGAGATGGTATAATTCAGTATATTTTGGTATCATTTATTGTCTTCGTATTCAACCATTGTCTTAACTACGCCATAAAGCATATTAATATTTTTTTCTTTTTTGATTTTATCAATCATCTTCAAAATCTCTTCCTTACGTGTCATTCCACAATTCCTCCTAACGCTCTAATCAACTTCTGTTTGCGGTTATACTTCAAAATCTCGGAAATCTGCCCCATCATATCATCCATTGTCATGTTGCTCTTCATGCTGTTGCAACGCTTACACGCCAGTTGCAGATTCTTAATATCATTTGTGCCGCCCCGAGACAACGGCGTAATGTGGTCGATTGTCATTTTCTTGAATTTGACAGACTTACCGCATATCGCACATTTTCCGTTGCACTTGGCGTACACGCTCTTTTTCTGAAAGTCATTGAACTGGATTCTGTTTGCCATACGATCACGCTTTCTGCTCCATAGTTTCAAGAGCCTTAAATTTCTGTCTTGCTTTATTGGCGTAATCACTCAAAATCAACAGTTTCATTGTCATAAATTCTTTGTTATACGCAAACTGCCATGTTTTCAGTTCGTCCATCTCTTCTGTGCTGTTAAATCCATACTGTTCCATGAAATCATCCACAAGAAACTTGATTTTATCAATAGTGTCCTCTACCTCAAACATTGCGTTTTCTCTATCCATATTTTCTGTCATTTTATTTTCCTCCTGTGTATCCCTGTAAAAATCTAATTATGCGATTTCTACTCTGTATGCAATCATCATTTCTTTAATCACACTAACGTAAATCTCTTTCAGCCGCTTATTCTGCATAATCACGGACAGTTTATTAATCTGGTTAGTCTGTGCCTTGGTGCATCCTCTTTCCTCGGCTCTGGAAATCGCATTTCTAAGTTGCTGATCTAATCGGCAACCAGCCCTGTCCGATAATCTGCGGTAGCTTTCGTTTCTGGCGGCGGCATATTTATTCCCGAATGAGTAAGAGAAATCATCGCTCTCGGCAATCTTTGAAATACATCTGTTTACCCACTTCTCTGTGCCAACATCGGAATCCGTTCCTTTAAAGGTATCAATGATGGTTTTCATGTTCTTCTCTTGTTGGTCGGCACGCTCCGCAAGTTTCTTCTGTTCCAGTTCAGTTTTGGCTACCTGTTGAAAAATCTGATTAAACATTTGCAGTTCCGGGGACAGTTTAGAATAATCAATTACTTGTTGTTTTACCTTTTCTTCAAGTCTAGTAAAATATTCTCTAGCTTCTTCTGCTTTTTCGCTATTACCTTTTACCGATAACTTCTTTGCAAAATGAGCAGTAATTTTGTAGTCCTTAGTAGCCTGCCCTCCCCATTCGTCATTAATGACGAATGCCCAATAATCAACGTTTTCCTCTGCAAATTCATTTCCTGTAATGTTGCTCTTGCACCATCTTGAATAATTGCTAGAATCCAATTCTAAAAAGGCATATAACTTTCTTGCAGTAGTCATTCCCTCTTCATCAATGCCAAGTGCGATTTCAATAGGTGTCCGGTTTGCTGTGTTAATTGTGATTTCGTTCATATAGAAAATCCTCCTGTTGTTAAAAAATCTATTTGCAAACAGGGGATATACAGTGTTATAATTTGCATATCCCCTGTAGGGGGTGTTGTATAAGGGACTGTTTCTTTCCTAGGGAGCCAGTTCCTTATTTTTCGCCTATTTCATCTTCTATTAGACCGATTCCTTTCATAATGGTGTCCGTTCTTGAAATTCCAAGTTCTTCTGCACATTTGTCTATGCGTCCTTTTTCTTCTTTTGTAAGACGAATATTGAGCTTTTCCTTTCTTGATTCACCATTTACAGGTGGTCTACCTGTTCTTGGGGACATTTTGTTCACCTCCTTATTTTGTCCTTGCATAATTCATTATAATTTATGGGCGTACAAAAGTCAAGAGCATTTTCTATTATTTTAGAAAACGTATCAATCAAGGTTCTCGTCATTATGACGAACACCTTTTCGCTAAAATTTTAGTAGAATTGGCTTCCACAAAATAATGGAGCCGAAATTTCGGCGGCTTATTCACTGTCGAATTTTCGACAGTGTGCGTCTCGTCTTTTAGGAAGAGTCGCAGTTAGCCGAAGTAAAATTGACTTTGGTGATTGAAGCATCCACTTTTCCGCATGAATGCGGAGTCACTAGTCATTGTGGCGAACCTAGGACAAATTGTCCGAAATGCTAACCGTCATCAAATTGATGATAGTTCAAAATATCAATCATAGAAGTAGGGTGCATCAAATTAGAAGCACCCCTATTAAAAATAAAAGGTGTCGAAATTTCTACGCCTTTTCGCCATGTATGGCTAAAACCCATATAAGCTGCTCAAATTTGTGCACCTTGTATGAATAAACAGTTTGCCATAGTAACGAAAGGTCAATTTGTCCGTTCGCTTCTCATTGCGAAAAACAGCTCCATAAATTTGTGGAACAGCTATTAACCGTCTTGAAATTCACGACAGTTTTTTACTGACGATTCGTCATTTTGATGAATCGTTATTTTTTTTCAAATTTCCTATTCCACTATCCGTTTTGGAGTGGTAAAATATGTATATCATACTAAAGAGGGGGATTTTACATGAAAAGAAAATTTATTATGATTTTGGCTTTAACATCCATTTTTTCAAGTATTACGCCTGTGTTCGCTAAAACAGATAAAGAAATTCTTTTTAGGGATATTCCATGGGGAACAAATTTTAATGATACATGTACTTTTATACCAGAAGCAGACTTATATGGCTCAACAATGGAAGGGTTAAGCGCCGAAACTGTTGAAAATGTATTAAATGGTGTAGAATATGGTGATGATAACGATTATGATGGAGCGATTTGCTTTTGCGCATCTCCGTTTGTTTCTCCCAACATTGACGTTGCTGGATATCCAATATATTCCATGAATCTTTATTATACTTATTCAGTAGAAAACGAAATTTCCTTTGACGAAGAAAATACGGTTTTGTACGGAGCACAATATGAATTTGAAAAACCGCAAGATTTAGATTTAATGTATTCTGATCTTTCGAGCAAGCTGTCAGAAATTTATGGAGAGCCAAGTGATACATCCAATTATACCTCTCCTTTCGGAACTAAAGAACAATATACTTCTTGGTATGGAGCAAATGATACTTCCGTAGCACTTAAATCCTACGATTACGGTGATGAAACCAGCGTATATATATCATATGCTTGGCTTAAAGGCGATGAACTGTTGGAAGAAGCTGACAATGTACTTTCTGATAATAAAAAGGATGAAGAATCCCAAATTTATGGAAATGGCTCTACGAATGGATTATGAAAGAAAAAAGGCTAGGGAGAAATTCCTAGCCGATTTTTTCTACTTATCGTATGTTCTATGTTCAAACATTACTTTTGTTCCAAATATATCTATATCATTTGCGCCTGTATATAACTCTTCGTATGTTCCATTCTGGTTATCTTCTGTTTCGTAAGTAAACTGAGTTATAAATTTATATGATACGTTATTCAATTCGTATTCTCCGCTGACTTCTGCTAAGCCATTGCAAGCTTTGAATGTGCATTTACTCTCATTTTCAGTTCCGATATTCAATGAAATGGATTTATCCAACTCGCTTTGTAATATTTCTTGCGTTATCCTCATAAGGAAAGTACGTTCTTCATCTGAAAGTTCGTTTTCGGTTTTTATTATCCAAGGAAATCTCATTGATAAAGGATGATCGCTTAAGCTATTTATTTTCGTTCCACTTTTTGTATCATAGACATTAATTGACAATAAAGAACCAACATTTGAACTAATACCTATGCTACAAATAGTGGTATAGTCAAACCATTCCTGTGAGGACATATTCGCAAAAATTTCATCCATATCCATAAAGCTGACATTTACTTTAAATAAATCAGTTCTGACGATAAGTGTTTTATATTCCGTCCCTTCCGAATCTTTTCCGCTGTATTCTTCTGTATAAAATGCATTATCATCATTTTCATACTGTTGTAAAAATGTATTTACATCATCAATACTTGCTTTTACTGCGATAGGTGAAAAACACTCACATATTATTGCAGTTGCCGCAACAATAACTCTTTTCACTTTCTTCATACACTCATACCTCCCAATAATTGATACCCATATTGTACCACCTTGGGACGCATTCTGGAAGTCCTATTTCGCTTTTCTATCAATTTCCGCAGTTACGGCAAACAAAAGAGCTTCGGCAAATTTTGCGCCGACCGAATCGGAGTATTTATCGTGAATCTGATTTGCTTCCATGGTGAGATTTTCCCACTTCGGGATATCGTCCTTTGAGATAAAGGCATACTTCTTGTGGAGATTCCATATTTCTTGCCAGATGGAAAAGTAAGTCTGTTTAAAGTCCATCAATACCACTTCTCCTTCAGCTTATTAATCGGTGTTCCGGAAACTCCGGCACTTTCTCCGCTATCTGTTGCCTTAAAGTATGCACCTGTAATCTGAGGGTACATAAATTCAAACATGAGATAATTTGCTGCATCGCAAAGATATTCTGTGTTCCCAGTCTCACGATACTTTTTGATGCACATATCGTGGGATTCCAAGGCGTTTACTAACTTCTCCCCAAAGTTATCCTTTGCCGTGCCATATTTGTAAAAGCTTACCTCAGCTCTATTCTGTCGTAATTCATCGAAACGGTCTGAATATTCTGTTGGAAGTTCTGTTCCTATTTGGCTCATATGTTTTAATTCTCCACAATTAGTTGATTTCTTTATTCAAATTTCAATTTTCTTGGCTTATTCCTATATTTTATCGGGTGAGAGATTTTGAAACGGATTTGATTATTTTATCTCAGTAATTCTTTATCAATAATCTGGAAGTTTGCCCTGTGGATATAAAGAGCTTTTCCGTCAATCATTAACTTTGTCATTTTAGGTAGATCGTCCGGGATTTTCCAGAACACCTCGTCACCAGAATATGCGGCTATCGGCTGTCCAAGTTGGGATTTAATTACTACAACCCTAGATTTTCCGAAATAATTTTTATAATAATTTAGAATCCCGGCTATGTATGCGTTCTCTGAAATCTTCCCGGTTGAATGACTGGTAATATCTTCCTGGGTAAAATCAACCTCTGGCTTCAATCCTTTTTGCTCAAAAATACAAGTATCACCACAGCTTTCAATTTCTTTACCGTCAATCAGAATTGTAATGACAGAAGATACGTCATAGCTGGTTGTTTCATTGCCCTCGCTATCGTAGCCCTTGGATTTGGTTTTATTCCCGGCAATGTTAATCTTGTCCCCAGTGGTAGTCATAACCTTCTGGCCGTAGTTGTCGTAGGTATAGATTGTGTAGCTGTTTCCAGAAAGATTTCCTTTCACGTCATTCATGTAATCGTCATTGGCTGCACAGCCTGTTAGCCCTGTGATAACGCAAATACAGATAATGGTTGCCAATAGTGCTTTGATTCTTTTCATAGTGTGTCCTCCCTTTTCTGTTTCACTCTTTGATATAACATATTTTGTGTGGTGTCCTTAAAAAATAACATGATTCTATAATCAAAATCTCCGCCATTTCTTTTTCCCCACTTTGTCTTAAAGTGTTCCTCCATCATGTCAAGGTAGAACAGTGGTTCTTCTTTATCGTCTACTAAATCATCTTTTGCCATATCTGTATCTGGGTTGCGTATAATTTTCAGAATATTTTCAGCTTGGCTTGGCGTAACCATCGGGTGCTTTTCTTCACGGTATTTTTGATATTTCTTGAAAAACTCTGTAATCAAGAATATAGACAGGCAAATGTCGTGATCTTCAAAAATATTTTCTTTGGTTCCGTAAATGCTTTCGTATATTTCAGTTACCAATTTTTCAACATCCTCGTCTTTATAATCCAAGAGAGATGATTGATTCCTAGAACTATGGCGATTGGCTTTCTGCTCCTTGGTTCTAGGGGGTATATTATATATATTTAATTTATTATAATTATTAGGAGCAGAAGTCTGATTATCTTTATCTGTATAAGATAAAGTCTTTTTTTCTTTATTATCAATAAAGTCTGGTTCTGTTTTCTTATCTATATTTGTTATACTTATTTCACTGTTATACTTATCCACGCAGTTTTCCTCACCACGGGAGGTGCATTTTTTCTCACCGTCCCCCATGTGTTTTTTCTCACCATGTTCAGAAGATTGTTTTATCTCATGTTCATTGATAAATTCTTCGTAAAATTTTTCTGTCAAAACAAGATGCCTACAATGAATAACTTTTGGGTTTTCTTTTTCGTATTCGTACCATGCTTCTACATATCCATCTGTTTTTAATCCATTTAGCATTGACTGAATAGTACGTTCGGACACACCAATAAAATCAGCAAAATGCCGATTGCTCGCAAAACAATCACCGCTTTTATCTCTTTTGCGAAGACTATGTATTTCCACTAATAAAAATTTTTCTCTTGGGCTGAATTTATTTGTAAGATATAATTTTGACGGTATAAATACCCCTGTGAAATCTCTTTCTCTTCTTTCAGAAACAAACTGTTCTTTTCTCATGCTAGATAACCTCCGTATATCTAAAAAATTCTCCGATAATATAAAAACAGTAGGCAATCTCTCGGAGGTGAGACTTTCGGCGGCCAACCTAGCCCACTGGTTTTACCGAAATTAATTAATCAAACATTTTGAATGTTTCCTTGCAAAATTCCTCATAGTCGGTATTCCCGACCAGTGGCATTTTATTTCTCAGCTTTTCCATTGCTTTAAAAAACTTGACTTGATCTTTGTTCCAGATTTTACAGGAAACAAGAAGATACTTCTCTTCTGTATGTCCATATTCTTTTCCAAAATTCACCCGAATTTTCTCATTCTTAAAAAGTTGGTCTGCCAGATACTCTTCTGTATCTGCAAAAATGTATTCACTGCGGAATAAATGCTTTTGGATTAAGATGTAATTTTTATATGACATGATATTCCTCCCTGTGAAAAATGTTCCATTTTAAATCGAACCTTTCCAGACCTCATTTTAAATGCGGGCTGTCTAAAAATTCAAAATTATGCCGCAATTTTATTAAGAAAGCCTTCTATTTCTTCGTAATTCCATCCATTGCATATTAATGCACCAGCAATTTCAGTTAATTGTTTTATTTTTAGATTTTGCTCATCAGATAAATAAAATCTAAAACTTGTAAATTTCTTTGGTTTGTATTTTTTTATAAGGCCTTCCGTGTTTCCGCCTAATACAATTTGATATATTAAGTCGGAGTATATATTTGGCTCGTCAATCCCTTCTATAGCTTTTGTGAATTTTTCTATTTCTTCGTTCTCTATTGATGGTTCTATATGTTTTTCATCGGATAAGCCAATAAAATCAAATATTTTCTTTTCAATCCTTAGAGCATTTTCTTTTACAGAGTGAACATATTCCTTTTGAATTGAACACATTTCTTCTTCAGAAATATATTCGCCTATCTTATGTATGGTTTCATCAATTAAATTCAAATCAACAAAAGAAAACCACTCTCCACCAATTCTGTATTTCTGAAAAACTCTATGAAGTTGATTTTCTACAAAATATGGATTTTTCAAATAATTACTTTCGTAAATTACTTCTGAAAAAGGAAAGCCACAGGATACCTGCTCAAGTCTTCTTTTAACGCAATGGCTTGTCCCTATTTTGTATTTTTCTTCATGCTTAAAAACATAAATCTTTTTAAATTTTTCTATCAAGTTGTTTCCTCCCCCCAAAAAATAAAAAAGAGCCGCCAAGTAAGATAAAAATTCCTCAAAATCGAGAAATATTAATTTCTTCTTAGCGGCTCAAAAATCAAGACCGTGTGTACTTCTTCATTGAGAAAATTATATCACACAATCAGTCAAAAATCAATATGCCGGGGACGGTTTGAAACGGCTATCTGTATCATTCTGGGCTTTTGTTACTGCTTTTGCAATCTCACTTCCATCCAGGATAATGCTGTTCATAATGTACTGCGGATTCTTATTTCCGCTGTTCATGCTCATTGCCATTGCAACTCCCTGTGCTACTGCTTTTGCCATTTCCTCTTTTGTAAGTCCCATGCTTCCGTCCGAACTGGAAACAATGCTGTCTGCAATCTTCTTCATTGTTCGTGGGTTTTCCAGTGGAAGAACGGCTTCAGAACCAGCTTCACCGATGCCAATTACCTGTGCGCCATTGAAAAGACCACCTTTGGCGTACCAATTAGGCTTGTAAACTGGTGTAGAACTGGTTTTTCCGTTTCCTAGGTTATGCTTTCTCCATTCAGAGATTCGATATGTTAATGTTGGTAGCCGAACTTGTTTCATACCATTAGCGAAAGATTGTGCAGTTTCCCGACCCATTGATGTTAAATCATTTCTGAACAGACTGGTGATATAATCTGAAATACCAGATAAGTTAGATTCTGTATAAGTCTTCATGTTTTCGGTTTCTGTATCAACCTTGCCAGAAGCCTTTTCCCAAATCTGGTTTGTATTGATCAAAACGGAAGACCAATAACTTTGAATGGTTGTCATAACCTTACCCATTACATCTTTTGTATCGGTGTCCATGGTTCCGAGGGCTGTCGATACAGCACTTGCAGAATTTCCCCAATTGGTTTTAGAGTTGGTTTCAACATCGTCATTCGTGTTCTTTATCTCCGACCAAATGGAAGGCATTGTGCTTTCTGTGCTTTTTTTCATTCCATCCATTGCCGTGCTTACAGCGGTATTGGCGAGGCCAAAGCCGGTTTTTGTCTTGGATGATACGGAGCTAGAAGCATTTGCAACAGCGGTAGTAATACCTCCCACTGCTGTTTTCACAGATGTATTCATTCCATCGAAAGAATTCTTTGCACTTGTTTCCATTGTGACAACTGCATCTGGAAAATCTTTTCTGAGTTTTTCATCTAATTCATCTAACGGAACGCCAGCATTTTTTAATGACGTATAAACTGCGTCTAGTGCTTCTTCTGTATTAGCATATGTTCTTCCAGATATTGCACTATCAAGAGCATCTTTAGCAGTTAAGTAGTCTCCACTAAATTGCTCGGAACTAAGACTTAAAAGATAAAGTTCGTCTTTCAAATCAGATATACTGATTTTGGTTGTATCAAATTTTCCTGCTGATTCAGATACACCATCTCCAAGGGCTACAGCTTTGTCAGTCATATCTTCCAAAAATCCAGTTGATACGCCCGCCTGTGCGCCGTATTTTTCGAGAATTTTTCTTGCATCTTCGGTTGATACGCCGAATTCTCCAAGTTTCTGAATGAAACTATCGTACATTTCAGAATTTGATTTTCCAGCACTTTCATCTGCTTCAATTAACTTCCAAAGCTCTTCTGCTTGGTCTTGTGTTATTTTATGCGCGCTTTCCATCTCGCCTGCATAATCATGGAGATAACCACCTGTTTGTGTGAGAATACCATTTCCACCTTGCGCAGCTTCTGTAATACTTGCAATTCCTTTAGCAAGTTTAACAGATAATGCCGTTGCAACAAATACAATCCCAGCGGTTCCAAATATAGCACCAAGTGTTGAAGAAAACGTTTTAAGTCCGCCTGTTGAAGCTGTTTCCGCTGCATCTCCAACTCCCTTTATTGCTTCACTTGCCGCACTTGTACCATTTCCTATCACATCCGCAAGTTTATCTGCAATTAGTTCTGCATTTTTCTTTTCAGCTATTTTGCCTGCAATATGTCCCACAATTGAACCAACAAGAGTTCCAATACCTGTGATATTTGCTATTTTTACTGCAATAAATGCTTTTGTAAGCCATTCTGCAATATGTCCGGCTATCGGGTGCTTTTCCTCTAATCCATCGAATAATCCGTTTAATGCACTGGTAAGACCAGTTAATAGCAGATCAGCTGCGGTACTAAGGATTTCACCCCATGGCAATTCACCAAGGAATGTTCCAACTCCTTGTCCAAACTCATAGAATGTGTCTGTAGTGAGAGAATCTTTTAATGCGGTACACAGGTGAGATATAAAATCTCCAAGAGCCTGTCCATTTTCTTTCCAGTTTGTATTTTTGATAAACTCGGAGATTCCATCTCTAATTTTTGTTGCGAGATCATCCCAGTTAAATGTTTCTGTAAATGCCTTTAAGCTTTCAAACGCTCCGTTCAGTAAACCGGAAAGAGCGTCTGCAATTGTGTTCATGTCTATCTTTTTGATTGCACCATTTAAGGCTTTTCCAATAGCAGTTCCAAGCTTACCCCATCCAGTAATTCCAGCACCATCTTTTTTAGACATATCCTTTACAAAGCCAGAAAGCATTTTCCAAGATGCCATAAAACTGTTTCCGATTAAGTTTCCAAGACCTGTCCAGTCAATTTCCTTTATAGCTCCTTTTAAAAGTTGAGACAGTTTTGCCCCTATTCCAGAAAAATCTATTCCTCCATCTCCAAGCAACAGGTTTAGAGTATTTACTGCTGTGTTAATTCCAGCTCCAAGCAATCTTCCCATTAAGTCAAAATCTATGCCGCTAACCATGGAATTGAATGCCGTGGTAAATGCATTTACAAATTCGGTTATTTTCGGGCCAACATTATTCCAATTAATAACTTCATATATTTTTTGCATTCCGACATTTATCATGTCTGCAATAGTGGAACCTAGTCCCTGCCAGTCTTTATTGATAAATGCTTTTCTAATTTTGGAAGCCCATTTGTTAATAGGTGTTTCATCGACAGTCAAAACTTCGTCCAAGGAATCTTGTATTCCTGCAAAGCTATCAGCCAAATCGCCAAGTCCAGAACCAAGGCTTTTAGATGCAGTCCCGGAATCGTTTGAGTTATCAGCAAGCTGATTTAATTGGTCGAATGGCAATACAGAAAGTGCCTTTTTTAATTTCTTGGCAGATGATGTAGCGTCATCAAGCCCGGAGGAAGCATCGTCGCCAGCTGTTTCTATACCGCCTAAATTAGATACGATATCACTAACTCCACTCTGTGAACCTTTCAGCTTCTTTCCCATCAATACATACATGAAGTTGCGGAACGCATTCGCAGCCTGCATAAGTTTTGACATAAGTGCATTGAGAGCTTGAATAGCAGGAAGAATGCCAGCAATCAAACCTTGCCCGATTACTGCGGAAAGCGACTGGAAGTTCAGAGTGAGTAAACGAACCTGGTTCGCCCAGGTGCCAGATGTCCTGGCGAAATCTCCTTGCACATCGCCTGTAGCTGACATTAAATAGTTATATCGAAGAGCTACTTTTTCAGCTTGAGACATTGCATTATAAGATGTTGTAATTCCCCTTGAAAGAGCATAAGCCTCCATATTTGCAACGGATAAATTAATACCCAATTGTCTTAAAGGCTCAATTTCCCCGGAAATTCCAGAGCGTATTTTCTGAAAAGCAGTATCTGTATCAATGTTGTAAAATGATGCAATATCCCCGGCTAATCCAGCAAGAGAAATTGACATTTTAGAAGCTGCATCTTGCGCAACACCAGATGATTTCATCATTGCCATCATGGTTCCAGAATATTGCTTTGCTGCCAATTCGGATAATCCAAATTGTTCTTTTGCCGTAGAAGCAAATTTGTAGGCTTCATCTGCCATGCTTCCAAAGGAAATATCTACAACATTTTCGATTTCTGTAATATCAGAGCCAAAACCAATTGCACTTTTCCCTAAATTTGCCAGACCACGAATAGCCTTAAAACCGATAGCAGTTTTGAGCAAATTTCCGAGATTAAAAGAAGCAGTTTTAACTCCAGAGCTACTATTCCCGAGATGCTGAAACCATCCAATAATACTTTTTATCCCAGTTCCAATTTTAGAAGAAGTTTTGCTAACAATGTTTCCAAGGTTAGATGTTGCAGATGACAATTTAGAAAACGCACTGGATATAGAATTTGTAGCAGAATTCACTTTACCGCCAGAATTTGCCAACTTTGCTAGTGCTTCCGTCATGCGGATTGTGTTATCACTGATTTTAGGTGCAGTTTTCATCACGTCAAAGAAAGATAATACTTCCTTTGCTAGTGTTCCAAGTTGGCTTGAAGTTTGCCCGATTTTATTTCCAGAACTTGCCAATTGTGCAATTGACTGAACAAACCTATTTACGGAATCTGAAATTCCATCAACACCAATAAAGCTTTCTGTGATAAATTTCAAGCTACTTCCCAATGCAGGTAATTCAGCGGATACATTCGCAATATATTCACCGGAATTGGCTAGTCTAGCCATTGAATTAACAAAACGATTAACACTTGCAGATACATCCGGTATTGCCGATAATCCAGATAACTGAGTGATTATCTCGCCAAGTTTCATAGAATTAAAATTACTAATATCTACCTGGCTAAATCTGCTAATGGAATTAATGATTGCGTTTAAACCGGAAGCTTTATAATTAACAGTTCCCATGACTCTTAAAGAATCTGAAAACTGTTTCATTCCATCGGCAATACTTGTCATTTGCCCTGCATCAATTTCTTTAAGCTTGCCGGTAACTGCATCTTTAACATTTGTGGTATCTACATCAAGTGTTACTTTTACAGTATTGTATTTCAGCTCCGCAACCTTATTGATTGCGTTTTGGATATCCAACGTAATCTTATCCGTATTGATTTTTACATCAATAGGGAGCTGGCCGTCAGCACCTTTCAACGCATCATTAAGTCTTGTTTTTACTTGCTCTGCAAGCTGTTGAGTGGAATCAACAGCCATTCCCCATACTTTATCCGATGCTTTTGAAGCGTTTTCTCCATAAAGCGATTCTATTGATACTGGCTTTATTGATTCTCTAACTTTTTTGATATTTTCAAGTATGGTAATCAGCTGATCTGCTGCATTTATAGTATCTCTTGGTACAAGAGTTGGGAATCTATCTGCTAATTCTTGCCAGGATTTGTCAAGTGTAATGCCTTTGGTTGCATCTGTAACAACCTTATTCAGATTGTTTTTCAGAATCTCAGAAAATTCGCCTTTACCAAGGTCGGCTTTTAGCATATCGGAAACATAGATTTTCTTGTTTTTGAAGTAATTATTGAAATCAATCCATTCTTGTTCCGCACCTTCCAGGTATCCACCAAGGCTTGACTTTACAACGCTTCCGCTTTTAAGAATAGTGTTTCCAATTTCATTAAGAAGAGAACCTACATTCGCAGTAATATCTTTTCCATCAAAAGAACGTGCCATTTCCTCTGCAAGTTCATTCATATTAGAACGAACTTTTGAAGCGGCACCACCTTTTAAGTTAAAGGCTTCAATTAATTGCTTTGAAATGGAAGATGTGTCAATTTTAATATCACGTACTGTTTTATCAATGGCGTATTGCAGTTTTTGTGTTTGATCTCCACCCTTGATATCCAAATCAATACTAATCTTTTGATTCTGAAGATTGCTAAGGTTGATTTTACTAAGTGTGTTTAATTTTGAAATAGCACTATCAAGCCCAGAAGTACGGACATTTCCTAGAGAATTAAAGGCAGACGTAACCCTTCCAAGTTCCCTTGCATAACTACGTAATCCATTTGTATTAACTCCGCTTAATGCGGAATTAACTTCTGTGAGTTTATTTGAAAGATTAGTCAGCGCACGTACTGCTTTTTCTGTACTACTGCTAATTTGTATATCAAGGGTATCAATGGTATTTTCAGCCATTTTATTTATCCCTCCTTTTTTTACAAAAAAATAAAGGGCAGACAAGACTTATTCATCCTGCCTGCCCTTTTCATGGTTAAGCTCAAAGTTCGCCTGCATGAGTTGCAAGCTTGCCAAAAGTGCGTTTCTCTGTTTTTTCTTTTCTTCTTCGGAAAGTATGCCTTCCTGTTTACGCTTTTCTTCCTCTGCTGATTCCAGTAAAGGTTTTTTCAAATACTCTGCTTTGGATTTTTTCCCCATTAAAGCATTTGCAACAGCTGTGAATGTGGCTGATGTTTCATAAATGCCTGCTTGCCAAAACTCAGCGTCTTTTCTCTTTTGCCGTATCTTTTCAGCTTCGAGATAAGGTTTTAATTCAGCTGGCGTAGAATCCATAAATTCTTCTTTGGATACACCGATAGAGAGGTATAAAGGAAGAATCTCTTGGTAAACAGCTTCTCGAAAAGTTAATTTTTCTTTTTGTGATCCTGTGGAAGCTTCGTTGCGTTCTTCTCCACTGCCTGTGCTTCTGCTACTGCATTCAGCAGACCGGATAAAAAACCGTTTTTCTCCAATTCTTTATCAAGAAGTTGGTATAAATCAAATCCGCTTTTGGGATTTTCCTCAGTTCCTTCATCTTCGTAATCATCCAAAAGGTCACAGACTTTATTAAGAACAACTTCTTTTTCAGAATCACTTTCATACCCAAACTCTTCCTTGTGCTTCTTTTGAAGTCCGGCAAGAAGCAGTTCCGGTAGAAGAGAAATCATTTTCTGAAGACTTCTCTCTTTTCCATCTGTAATCCCCTGTACCTTGTCCAGCACATCTGTTTTTGTAAGAAGTCCGTATCCAAATACAACCTTATATTCTTTTCCATGTACATTAAAAGTTACCATTTTATAATCCTCCCGATATATTTTGTTAGCTAAGTGCCATTGCGCCTGTGGAATCTGCTACTGCTTTTGCGGTGTCTAAAGCCTGTGCAAGCTCTTCGGAAACAACTTTTGTATCAAGACCTTTGTATTCCTGAATAATGAGAGACAGCGGAATTGTTGCTGCTTCATTCTGCCCAATGTCAGACAGTGGAATATTTTTTCCAGGGTCTGCGATAACAAAGAATGCATCTTCGAGGTCTGGAAATACAACTTCAAACCAAACTCTAAATCCTTTTGTCTTTCCTGTTGCCGTATCAGTCATAAGCTTCTTTAATGCTGTGATAACATCAGCGTTAAGATTGAAGGTTACATCCCAAGTACCACCAGTATCCTGTCTACCAGATGCGTACTGTGTAATGAAGTCTTCGAGTGCGGATACGTCAATCTGTTCTGTATCAAGAGAAATTCCACCAATAGAACTACATCTTTTTAACCAGGTGAATGCAGTTGGCTTCGTTCCTTTAACGGTTTCAACACCGTAATGAAAAGTTACGCCAAGTGTTGTTAAATCTGCCATTTTAATAGGCTCCTTTCTTTAATTTAATTTTTATGCACGTAACCCTGTGCCGGGAGATAGCGGATCACCGCCTTTCTACTCTTCTTTGTCTGTTTTCAGTTCCGGTAATCCTGCTACAGATGTAAGCAGAGATAAAAAGCCAGAGAGTAAAGATGCGGATAAAACCATTTTCCAGTCGACACTGCCGATTACAGTTGCGGTTCCAATGGTTGCTATTGCTGTTTGTGCGACTGTTTTTACGGCTCTAATTCCTGCTGCTTTCAGCCAAAGTAGTTTGTCTGCTTTCATTTTTCGATGTTCTCCTTTCATATTTTTTGGGTAAAAAAATAGAAGCATTTCTGCTCCTAATCTAATAAAGTTCCTGTATATATTCGGCTGTATCGGCTTACAAGCTTTTTGATTCCACTGTCACCAAAAAACATAGGCTCCGGTCCATATGTACGACGGAATCCCATGCTCACCATTGCTTTGTGACTTATCTTGTCCAATTCATACAATCTGGTTAATGCTTTGCTCCCAGATGTGAAGCAATTTACTTGAAATGATGGCATTGTTGCACATTCATCCCCTTCAAGGTCACCTCTTGTAATTGGATTACCAAGCATATAAAGCTGTGCATATGCCTTTTTTCCAGAAGCATTTGTTTCGCTCCCATCCATGGAATAATTGTCTGCGCCAGTAATCTTAGAAACAGCCGCTCCCCACCTTGAAAAAACTTCTAATACAGGGGATTCTATTGTGTCTGGCATATCTGTCACCTCACAATAAAAAATGCGCCCACTTTTATGGTGAACGCATTGCATTTTATGCTACAATTTAACACTGTAATGATAACATAATTGGTCGGTATCATTCAGTATATTATGGTATCTTCTTTAAGAAGAGAATACCTCTTTGGCAATTTTGCGGATATTCTGAATGATTTCTACACTGGCTTTATACATTGGCATTGTAGCTTCTGTACCGTAAGAGCGAACCCATTCTCCAGAATCAGAAACATATACCCAGGAATCGTTTTTTCCTTTTCCTTGTCCGTAAGAACCGATTGTATAACCAAATTCTTCTCCTTTTGGATGTGGACTAGAACCTGCTGCACCATTGTAGTGAATACCTGCGCCAAATTCTATAAACAAAAGGTCTATTCCTTCGCATATTAAGTGGGCTTCTGCATAATCACCAAAACTGTTAATTTTGATGTAAGTATTGTGGTTCTTATCAGAATCGCCTTGTGCTGCTAAAATATTTTGATTAATGACTGGAATCCCTAATTCACATAATCTTTTTATGAAGATTTCATTTTTGCTCCTTAAAGATTTTTGATAATTTTTTATTTCATCAATAGCATTTTGGATTGATTTCTGCGATAAGGTACACTTTATTGTCTTACCCATCCTCGTTTCCTCTCTTGGAAATTCCGTATCTGGCAATATTGCCTTTTTTTGTGTCTAAAATCTTCTTTAGTGTGTAGTCTGGCAATACTGTAGGTTCTCCATCTTCGTCCAAAATAAGGCTTCCATCCTCGCTTATTTGTGGGATTCTGTCTATCCAAAATATGTCTGCTTCCTGTGGATGGAAATTTCGATTAAAGCTTGTAATGTACCTGTCATAATCCGGCACTATTCCGGCTGCAATTTCTTCTGGCGTTCCGGCGGTAGATGATACGGAAAAATAGTATAAAACTGGTTTCTCATAAACTTTAATACGGTCTAATCCTTGTGTTTTCTCGGATATTCGTGACCAGTATACTTTTTGCTTTTGACGGACTAATCCTCTCATGTGTAATCACCTGCTTATATAATCTGTAGCTTCGTCATTTATTCAGTGATTTCCTCCATTCCGGATTGAATCAGAATATCCTTCACCTTTTCTTTTAAGAGCCGTGGAACCCTTGCATACATTTTCTTTGCGTCCTCTATTGTTTCTTGATTCATAATTTCCTGTTCCCATAACATTGCCATCATTCTAATACCATCCTTTCCTGCGCATAGCAAAAATAAATTGATTAATAATTTACGCATAAACCGCCTCTGACATTTCCAGCAGGCAGGAAGTCAACATCTTGATCGTTTTCTCCTGCTCCTGAACCTTTTGCTCCACTTTCCTTCCTTTCTCCGGAATTTATTGTTTTCCGTAACATGATTGTAAAAAATAAGGCCGGTTATGTGGTCTCGCCCTGGATTGGTTCATATTATTTTCCTCCAAAATAAAAAGAGATTACAATCGCGTAATCTCTTATAAATGCTTTAAACAATTAACTCGTATTTTTCCAATAAAAAAATTTTGGAGGGCAGAATTAATCCCTCAGCCTCCGATATGTTACCCCCATATACGCATTTGCATCGTTGGAGATTATTGCCGTACTATCAGCGTAGGTGTGGAGTTGCTTATAGGCGGCTAGCTGGTCGGAGGTGAGAGGGGTTTCGATGGGAGCGGCCAATGCATAATATAACGTCATTGGGTTATCTTTAAAATATTCTTGCGCTTGTTCTACTGTCTGAATTGTTTCTACGTAGAAAGTTATGTTTCCTGTAATCTCAACAGATATTCCCTCTCTACATTTATAAGTTTCATTTGCCGATTTAGCAAAAAGAAAATCTGCCATAACAGCTCCAATCTTATCTGGCGTTTTTACCGGAAGTACAGTATTTGCTGATATATCATTTATGAGTATACGGAATTTGTTTGAAATTGCTGTACTCGATAATGCATACTTTCCAGTTGAGGTCAAAAGTTTCTTGGTAATTCTCTGCACATACATACCTCTTGCAAAATCCACCTCATCGCAGATCCATTGTCGTCCGTCCACATCCGTGTAGTTTCCACCGGATGACACTGGTATGCCAGGTAGACCATTTGGCGTGGATATGTCCATGGATTGTGCCTCATGGTAGGGTTCGTACGGGGTTGCGGTATCACCGGATTCTAGTCGAATGTCCCAAAATTTGTAGTCACCGGCCTTATCAGCATCCCTAAACAGCAACACTGTATACACTACATTTTCAGGCACGGTAAACGTGCTTTTTACAAAATCTTGTTTTTTCAAGCAGGTGCCATTGGTATCATAATACAACAAGCACAATCTTCCGTTATTAGTCGAATCGAAAGAACATGTATATGTCTGCCCTGATGTTAATTGCGCTCCAATACCTACTGCAAAACCAGGACTCTTAGTATGATATGAAATGCTCCCATTATCCATCACACAGTTGCTGATATATTGCGGCACAAAAAGATTAGCATTATCAAGCCCAATAGCAACCATCCCTGAAGATATTATGCGATTTGCCGTACCCGCATACTCCTCGCTTTCATAATTTTCGAGGCTGTTATCTATCCTTAACAGATTCTTCCCTCTCACATTAATCCCAATTGTCTTACCCTGCCCCACACTCTCTATCTCCTGCGGATAATCCGGTGACGGGCTAGGTTTTCCACCTGTGTAGGGCTCCCATGGGAGAGGGGTGGAACCGGCGTTTAGCATTGGTTGGACAATAAGATCTATTGTTTTTCCGGCGTACACTCTCAATAGCAATTCTGCCTCTATAGGTTCTTTTATCGTATCTGTTGTATAATCACCGTACACATCAAAATATAGCACTCCAATATCATCAACAAGCGCATATCTTAATACGCTTGCATCAATATTAACTCCACCAGAAGAAGTATAGGTCCCGGCAGACAGCTGCATTCTCGATACGTAAAAATCCGTTGTTATTTCGGCGGTTCCACTGATACGTATTTTTCCATCCTCCATGCAATCAATAGTTATGCCATTTTTTTCTTGGCTTCCTAGCATTGGGGGCGGAAATAGCTGCGCCCCAGTGGTGGTTACTTGCTTACTCTTGCCGTATATTTTCAATCCTGAGAACTTACTTCCCTTGCAATTCTCGCACGTAATCTGAGTCCCATCCTTGTCCTGAAGTTTATCATTCATCATTACCCGTCTGGTAATCATATTATTGGTTATCATCAGCTCACCGCCCAACTTGTCCATGCCAGGTATCCATCAACAATACTTACTTCGTATATCCTGTTAGGTTCAACTGCAAGATCAGAGATCACGGAATCTGGAAGAGTAAGAGTTGTAGCCATGGAGCCAGACGTGAAACGAAAATGGCCATTCAATCCAGTAACACTCAATGTTTGCATTTCTGGAAAAACATAAAACGTACTTGCATCCAGTACAACAGATGTATCATCTGCGGTTTTCTCAATGCGTTTTTCCCTTAAATCTTCGATTGATTTTTTTAGCGAATCAACTGCAGCTCCTGTAGATTTTGCATCTGCGGCCTTTCCAGATACGCTCAGAGTCTCGTCTGTTCCGGAAAGGTAGTTCGAATCATTTTCAAGTTCACTGACCTTTGTTGGAATTTTTGAGTCAGCCGGTAACGCACCAACTTCTTCTGCTGTATAAGATGGTTTTTGAGGTTGCTTTACCCAATCTGCCAATTCATCAGATTTGATATATAGTGACATATCAATCGGTGCGCCCATAGTATCCCATACTACCCCATTCCACGACACGTTCATTCCAGCTTCGCCATATATTGATTTCTGTTCAATATTGTACATGTCACCAATAGCTGGATTTAGTGGGAGTAAATCTGCTGTAGCGACTGTTCCTTTATATCTAACTGGATGATTCAGTTGTGATTCCATATCGGAAATCTGGCGTTTTAATATTGCATATACTTTTTTTGCTGTTAATGCCATACGCTTCTCCTTTACAACCTGTACCATGTGTCTGTAGGTTTGTGATACTCGTATAATTCAGAGGTATCAAGGCACAACGCCGAAGAACCGCTCTGTACATAATGTGGGAGCTTTGATACATCTTTTGAAAGTCCCTCGTAATCACGAACCATACCTTTTGCATCTGTACATACCCAACTGCCTAAATCAGGCAATTCATCACCTGGATTGTACTGAATGCCATCAAAAATAATTGTGTTTTCTGCTTTTGCCATTTACGCAATCATCCTTTCTGCCCCAATGGGAGCTACATATGTGAACTGGTTTCCTAAAATATCTCTGGCTGTGCCAATAACAAACTGTCCATAGTCTGCCAGAATATTGCATACAAACTCCTCTGCATCCACCCAATATCGTTTCTTAACCATGCGGTGAAGCTCTGGAAGCAAACCATAGCTGAACATCACACAATGCCCTAATTCATGGATAAATACACGGTTTATAAGTTCGCCATGCAGGTTGTTTGCAATCGAAATTGTCATTGTAGAGTAATCAGATACAGCAAGTGTCCTCTGCCCTGTACGGTCAATCAAAACATTATCATTTGGAGAAACAAAGCGAACTCTCCATAAGTCCCCATTCATATAGAATTGTCGTAGCATGGTTTATCACCATCCTTTCTACGAAAAAAGCCCCTGCCGCATTAATTTGCGACAAGGACTTAATTCATTTATTACTCTAGTTCATCTGCTGTACAAGACGGGTCAGATCAGTTTTCATCGACTGTCTGAGCGATGCATCCGCATCAGACCACATTTCTGTGAGATTACGGATAATATCGGATGTGTACTCTTTCATGGAATCATCCATTTTTCTTTTGGATTCCGTGTCTTTGGAATCATGATAATGCCTACGATTCTCATCGTATCTATCATAGGATTCGCCATATCTGGATTTCTTCCGATTCATGTCACCCATTTCCATATCACTACGGTCTGGATGATATCCCATGCGGTACATATTACGTTCAAACTCTGGATTATTTAAATACTCGTCCATCCAGTCATCGTCTTCCATGTACAGATATGGTCTATAACCTTTTCTGGTTCCCCTACCTTTTGGAGCGAAACGCCCATTTGAATAGCGGTAACGGTCATATCCCATGCGTCCAAGATACTTTTCTTCCTGTTCGCATTCATCCATAGCTTCCACAATGCGATAATCTTTATCAGCACAAATCGCACATTTTACTGCTTCCATGCAGTCTTTCAGATCGTCCCAGTCTTGAGCACTGAGATTGTCGAAGCCATGTGCCTTGGCTTTTTCCATAGCCCATTTTCCCATTTCCATTGCTGTCTTATGCATTCACGATACCTCCCCTCTTCACAGCCTGTACAACATTTTCTGCTGTTGGGGCTGTACCATTGATTGCAGTCAGATTGTTGTTCGGACTACATGCCGGATTTCCTAACATTTTGAACGCTCCACCAGTAGCACTTGTTGCAACTCTGGTTGCATATTTTGTTCTGGTTCTTACGCCACATGCTGTTACCTGTGCGCAACAACGATTCTCCAATGGATATAAAGTTGTTCCTGTTCCTATCTGAATCATCACTGGGGCGGTAATTGTGGTTGTATTCGGAATAGACTGCGCTAAAACAATGCAGTATTTTTCTCCATTATTGTAGCTTCCTTCCGGGATAGTAACCACAAGATTTCCACCTGTGAATGCAATTGCAGTAGACAGCACAAGGTGATTGCAAATCTTACAAACATTCTTACATGCCATATTTTTTACCTCTCAATCAATAAGAGGTGAGCCGCAACCCACCTCTTAGAATTTAGTCAACCTCTAAGGGTGAGTTCAACAACTTTTGTTACTTTTAAGATAAATAGTCAGGGATATTCATTCTAGGGCTAGAATTTCCAGTTCTGTTCTTTTTACCAAATAAGCACTCTTCCGCACTCCATCCGGCATGTACCCTATACGCAATGGTTTCTTTTCCTATTCCAAGTTCTCTACTCCACTGAGAAATTGTTTGCTTTTTCCCACCGTACTCTAAAAATACACTTCTTCTTTTGTTGCTGGCTTGTTCAAACCCAGCAATCCAGCAACAATTTTCGGGACAATAATTTCCATTTACGTCTTTTCTCTCAATGGTTAAGTCTTCTTGATATCCATTCGCATAAGCCCATTCTCTAAACGGCCAATATTCTTGCCACTCATCACACAATTTAATTCCACGTCCACCATAGTCTTTATAGTGCGGGTCATTTGGGTTAGTACATCTTGTTTTAATCGAAGACCATTTTTTATATAAAATTCCGGTTGATTCTCCATGACAGTTTCTACTTTGTTTCGAGTAATAACTGCGCAAACATCCGCAAGATGTACTTGTTCCCCTCATTAAATTGTATTGATAGCAATTGACATCATTGCCACAGTCACAATGACATTTCCAATAATTAGAACGATTTTTCCTGCCTATTTTCTTTACTACGGTCAATTTTCCGAAACGCTTTCCTGTCAAATCTTCCGCTTTTGGGTGTAAACATCCACAACTTTTTGTGTGACCATTTCTTAGTCTAGATGTGTCTACGATCACAATATTGCCACAATCGCATTTGCATTCCCATAACCTATGTTTCCACTTATTGGTTCCTGCGCTAGATTCAACTGTAAGTTTCCCAAATTTTTGACCTATTAAATCTTGATTAACCATGCACCGTTCCTCCTATGATAATTTTATTATATCATAAGAACGGTACATATTCAATTTTTAATTTAATTCAATGATAAAATCAGCAACAACCGTTGTTTCCCCCACATCCACAGTTTCCATAATATCCATACAAATTACTTGCCGGATATGCCGGAACTGGAAGCGGTGCAGTGCGTCTGAGGATTTCTGCTGTATTTGCGTTCATAGCCGCCTGTAATACCGCATTCTGGTCGGACTGTGAAGCCGCCAGTTTAAGTGCCTGATTCTCTGCTCTGAGATCTGCTGTCTCTTTCTGGCAAAGATAATCAAGGATTGCTCTTGTGTTGCTGTTCTGATTTTCCAGAAGGTCTCTGGTGTTGTTGTTCATTGTGTTCTGGAGAGCACAAGTGTTGGTAGCCAGGTTATAGTTGATGCCCTGGATAGCTTCTCTGGTCTCGCAGCAACAACTTGCTAACTGAGACTGTAATGCATTGGTATTCTGCATACCGGCTACAGTATCAGCATTGATTGCCTGCTGAACGCCATTGAAGCCCTGAAGCATTCCAACGTTCACGCCGTTGAATCCACTCTGCATGGTATTGTTAAGCGCATATGTGCTATCGCAAATGCCCTGCTGAATACCTCTGATGCCATTCTGAATATCGTTCAGAGCAAAGCTCTCATTGATATCCGCTCTGGTTGCCCATCCTTGGAAACCTGCACCATTTGTACCGTTTCCACCATTGCCGCCCCAGCCGCCAAAGCCGCCGAAACCGCCCCAGCCGAAGATTGCGAAAATAAGGACAAGCCAAATAAGGGAAAAACCATCGCCGCCCCACATATCGTTTGCACGGTTATTAGAGCCTGTAGCGGCTGCAATGTCGCTAAGACTATAATTTGAACCATTCATCATGTTTTTAGTCTCCTTAAATTTTATTTACAATAGGAGACATCCGCGGCTGTCATCCCAAATTGTAGCGATTATGAATCACCCAATTATGGGGAAGTTATTTCATCCCTAAAAATTTTTCTAAAATTCCTTCGGGAGAAAAATTCTTTTCTTTGAATATATTTTTCTGAACTTGATGAAGCTGTTCTGTATCACCATGTTTGTATAAATCCAGAGCATTTTTTAATGTTGGATTGTTTCCAGCAAATTTACTCATATCGTTCATCATGTTATTAACACTGCCGAACCTCTGAGAAATCATTTTTTCAACTTGCTTTTTCATCATAGCATTTGGATTGAAATTCATCTCTGTTTACCTCCATTCTGCTTGGGTTCCGGTGTTACCGACATTTGTGTCGGGAACATACTCTTTATTTCGGAAATCTCAGAACAAACATCGTTCCGAAGTTGATTAAACATAGCTTCTATGTCAATCGGTTTTTCTTCTGCCTTTGGTTGCTGTTGTTCTTCCGGATTTATAAGTCGATAAACAAAAATTCTACTTCTTCCATCTGCCTGTAATTGTTTTCTATATATTTCTGTTCCATCTGTTTTTGGATAATAAACAGGATTTCCGGACATATCTACATCTTTTGCCTTTACAGTATCAATGCCATCAACCATCTGTCCTTGCAACATGGGGATTTGTGGTACTTGTGGCATTTGTTGTATTGGCTGTTGAATCTGTGCCTGTCCGTATGGCATTGCCTGCTGATAACTATTCTGCAATTGTGCTAATCTATCTTGATACGGCTGTATTTGTTGAAATGGTTGCGCAAAATACGGATTACCATACTGCATATCTCAAACCTCCCTTGTTTTTATAACTATATTTTACAATAATAAGAGGTTGATTAACACGCCATGATAACGCCATAAATGCGCCACATTTTATGAATACAAAGAAAAGCCCCGACAATACATCGGGGCGACTTTCATAATTTTCTTCTTTAATTTTCTGTTTATGCGGTCTACTGTTCTTGTGCTGTAACCCATGATTTCTGAAGCTTCTGCAAGTGTTTTTTCTTCGTAAACACGCAATCGGAATAACTCTTTTTCTCTGGAATCAAATCCAGCTTCACGCAAATAGAAGATTCTTTCATCTTCTGAAAAGTCTTTATAATTATCCATTCCACCGTCCTCCCTGTTAGTGGAATCAATATTACACCGGGAAAATGCCTTTAAGGGCAAAACCTAAAACAATACCAATTATGCCAGTTATAACATAAGCAATAATTTTGTCCTGTAATTTTCCTGGTTTTTCCATGAGTGCTTTTAAATTGTCGTTCATTTCGTCAACTGTATCTTTGATGTGTCCCAGATCGTTGTTGTATAAAGCAATTTTCTGTTCTAGCGCATTGATACGATTAAAAAAGCCTTCATCCCTTTTTGAATGCTTTTCTTTCATCTCATGGACGGCACTTTCCAATTCTTGCAAGCGGTGTTCGTTGATACACTCGTGTTCACATCCCATCGCTATTCCTTTCCATCACTCCCATTTTTTAAGATATTGCTTCTACCCACCTAACTTGAAGCACCCCTGCGATACGTGGGAGGATTGACGTATCACGCACACACCATCTTAAAATCCGATAAATGGAAAAACACCATGATTTACATAAATTTCAGTTTCGGAAGTCCAATTTCTGTTTACAGAAGATTCGGAATGTGATCCTTGGAATTCAGCTCCCTGTTTCACCAGAAAGAAAAGAGCCAAATCAAATATGCAATCATAGCAGTTTTCCATATCGGAATTTATTTTCTCATCACTGTAAGATGAAGGATAATTCCTTTTCTTCTTAAATGAACGAATAGCCCTCTTTGCTGAAAGAGGAATCATCCTCGCAGTTTCTGCATCATCTTCAAGATAATTTGTCAAATCCTCTATAAGCTGTTCGTCCATTTAATCACCTACCTTTGCTGAGATAAAATCTCTGATATTATTCCAGCCTTATTAGTTGCTGTCAGGGCATAGCCGTTATCACTTGCGAGTTGTCTTAACTGAGATACAGTCATATTAGACAACTCGCTTTCTGTATACTTATGTTTTGATTCATCATAAGCACTTGCTACAGATGGTGACTGGCTGTTTTCATCGAGACTATGCCCGGTTATTCCCCCGCCTTGGTACCGATTACGATACCGCCGTTGGCTTTGGGTACAACCGGGACGAACATACCGGACGCTTTTGTCCATACTGCAACAGGATCATGTGTAGCCCACATGGAAAGAGTAACAAAGGAACGATTCTCTTCCTGGATAAACTGTCTGTATTCAAGCTCTTCTGGTGTTACGCCCCAAAGACCGGAACCAAAGGAACCATTTGCATTTGCTTCATACAGAGTAAACACATCTTCTTTGAAGTATCTTCCTGTTTTCAGAGTTCCGTCCGCTTTTCTGTAACGATATTTTTCATCACAGCGATCAATTGTAATTCCATACTCCTGCATGAGCAGATTTGTAAGCTCCTGTTTTGTCAGAAGACGTTTGTTTGCAGCTCCAAGAATCGCGGTCTGCATTGCAGTATTGTTCCGCATGTAATTAATCATCTTAAGAGAAGTAAGAGCTTTGTTTACCACATATCCGTTATCTTCTGCAATGGCTACCATCTTCTGGATATCGCCCATGATATCTGCGTCTGGCTTAGACCAATTAGTAAGTGTTACTTTTGCATCAGATGTAACGCCGTAATCAATGCTCATATCCACATGATTTTCCTTGATTTTTACAATACCAGTGGAAAGGAACTGGCCTTTCATTACATTTGCCCTTGCGACTACGCCCTCAAAAAGATTGGCTGCATCGTCAAATACAAATTTTTTGAGATTATTGTCATCTGGAACACCATTTTCAATAGCTTGCTGTAATCTCTCAGACTGATTGATTTTTCTCTTGATGAAAAGTTTCTCGGTCAGTACCTTTTCAAAGCCAGGTCTGGAACCGATTTCTGCTTCGGTATCAAGTGCGTGAACAAAAGCTACCTCTGGCAGTCGCTGTCCAGCCATAAGTCTGTAATACTCTGCTTTCAGATACTGGGTTTTTGTATCTGGGAAAATGGTACCAAGGATGCCAGGTCTTTTTACATCAAAGCTCTGGGAGAAATTAAGTCTCTCTTCCTCTGTGATTGTTTCTAATACATTAAATGGCATTTGTCATACCTCCTTAAAATACTGGGTCTTCTGTGACTACAAAAACAATTCCTGCTTTTTCAAGCTCTGTTTTTGCAGTAGTGTCAACTGTTACTGGAAGTCTTTTTTCGAGAACACGTCCTGCGACAATCACGGAAATTGGTCTCTTGGTATCATCTGTCATATCAACATCTTCAAATACAATGCCGATTGCGCCTGTCGCATTTGTTGGATATACGGAACCTGCTTTAATAATTTTCTTAGTTCCAACTGTTTCAGCATTTGTCTGATCTGCTGTGTAGGTTTTAAGTACAAGTCCGGCCTCGGATTCGAGAATATTTGGAGTGGACTCATACTGCTCTGTTTTCATAAAAGCCATTATTTATATCTCCTTTACTTAAATATTTACAGGGGCGTTATCGTCCGCTGATTTAGTTTCCTGGTTCATTTTTGCTGAGTAAGCTTTTGCAAATTCAGCAGCATCGCTTTTTACTGTAGCTTTGCTACCACTACCACCGCCCGGATTCGGAGTGTTTTCCAATGCTTCTTTCTCCCAAGCTGCCTTTGCGGTATCAAGTGTCGCTTTATTTTCTGCGGAAATTCCATCAACAAATGTCTGGGCTTCTTTAAGAGCATCATCCGCATTCATGTTAGAAAAAGCTTTGATTGCTCCGGTGTAAGCATCTCCTTTCATTCCTGCATTAGCAAAAATGGAAGTGATTTTTCCTACTAGGGCTTCTCTCTGGGACGTTGCAAGTGCAGATTCGAGGTCAGAAATCCTCTTCTCATTTGCAGCTTTTTCTTTCTGGCGTTCCAGTTCTGCTTTCTCGGCTTCCGTCATGTTCTGCTGTTTGAGTTCTTCCAGCTCTTTTTCCAGTGCTTCCACTTCTGGGCTTTTGCTTTTTCTCTAGCCACATCAGAATTAGACTGATTCAGAAATGCTGTAATCTGCTCGTCAGTTGCTTCTGGAAAAATTTTTTTAACATCTTCTCTTGTCATTGAAATCTCCTTTCACCAGTACGCTTTTTAACGTTGTTCGCTCAACATAAGGTGTCTCCCATGTTCACGCTATCGGGGTGCATTTTATTTTTGTGTAATAAAAAAGAGACGATTTCTCGTCCCTAATTAACTGTATTGAATTGAGCAGCGACAGTTCACGATTTCTTTGCTGGAAGCTCCATGTGAAACATCTTTTGGAAAAAGCATTAAGCTGTCACCGACTGCAAACAACTCCTTGATTGGAATTGTCGTTCCACCAACTTCAAGATGTGTTCTGCGCTCTCTTTTATCTCCTATGTCTTTCCATGTTTTATATTTCTTTCCAGATTTGATTGCATCCGTGTACTCCTTATAATTCAGAGAAGTATTTGCTTCACATTCAGAAATAAACATTGCCCTGTCTCTGGAAAGATAATACTCTTCCTTGATGTGATCGAATGTTGATTGAACAACATCATGTGAGAATTGTCTAACATAATCTGTGATATAGTCATCAACAGCAAAATATATAGCTGCTATCGCAAGGTATTGTTCGGATAACTCATCTTCTATATATTCCTGGTCAACTTCTTTATTTTCAACCATTGTTTCTATCAGTGACAAACAAAAAAGAATAACTTCTTCCATCTGTTCGGAAAAAGCTATCCTCAGTCTTTTTTGTTTGTCAGAAATGGACATTTTATCGAAATATTCTTCGTATGGTTCACTTCTGCGGTTCTCTGATAAAACATTTAATTCATCAAACTGTAAGGCTTTATTCATTATCTATCACGCCTTTATTGATTGGATTCTGAAATTTTTCATCCAGTAATTGTTGAGCTTTCTTCACTTCTGCTTTTGGGTCTGCCAGTTCTGGATAAACCGTTCCAAGATAGGGAAGGCTCATTTCATAAACTTTCTGCGGATCACTAAATAAGCCGCAAGTAATCAGTGCGATAAGCGGATGAATTTTATTTTTGAACAGATAATCAAGTGCCTGTGCTTTTACAAGCATATTGTCTGTTGGGTTTCTGGTTATCTTTACATCAAAATCTCTGGTTGAGATATTAACATCATTTGATGTACCACGGATAATATTCAGAATAATTCTAGCAGATTCCTTTTCAGCTTCCTTGGTGAATGCTTCTACCAATTTTGCATCTCTCTCTGCGAAATCCCATCCATTACGAAGGTATACGGCATTTCCTGTATCCCCTCCGCTATTGCTTTGGCGGTTTGGCATTGCTTCCACAATCAGCATATTATTGTAGATATCATCCTTTGCAACCTGGCTCTCTGATTGATTCAGTTCAGCGGTCATCAGTTCAACATCCGACTGACAGCCATTTCCGGTATCTTTAACAGAAATAGCACCAAGTTTTACCATTTTCAAAAACTCGTTTTCGTCTACCTCGCAGTTCTTAAATTTCATAAAGGCTTGCACAAACTGTTCCACGCCATTTAATCTATCAGACTGATATTTATTAATTGCATCAAATAAGGTGATTGCAATTTCAACATCTGAAAGTCTATCGTGATTATTCGGGCATTCAACAATTGGAATACCGCCAAAACCATTGATGCCGTAGTTAGTTACTTTTCCATTCTTGATTTCAAAAAACTGGTTCTTTGAATAACACAAATAATATTGCTGTTCATCTTCATCTTTTAAAATCTGCACGGATAGCATTGGCTTTCCGTTTCTCTGCGAATATACAATGTAACAATCACCTGGATATGGGATGAAAATTCTAAATGGCGGTAAATCTCCGTTTTCTGTCCAATCCTCTTCTTTCAGAATAGCCTTATAGGAAGTTCCTGTTGCACTTTGGTATATTGCCCTCTGGATGTTTCTTGCATCTGCATTGGCTTCATCCAGATAATCATTCAGAAGGTCAACTTGCTCATTTATTTTTTCGTCTGCATTTTTCTTTTTACATACATATTGGATTGGTTCCCCACAAATCTGTCCAGCTTTAAACTTCACAGTTTCAAATGCGTGATTTTCAACCACTCTGTTATTAACTTCTGGACGGACTATTTTATTTCGATATAATATTGGCTGATCGCCTTTCATGTACCGATACAAGTAATCAATTAATGTTCGGTTTCTATTATGTATGCCAATTGTATCTGATACTACTTTTACTACATTTTGTGGAGTGATTCGGTCAACGCCTGTGTAGGCTACTTTTCGCCCGAACTCACCTCGGCATAAATCTACAAAATTCATTGTATTTCTCACGAGCCGAACCATCCTTTCTGCAAAATAAAAAGCACTGGATATTTTAATCCAATGCTCTACTTTATATTTTACACATATTGGCGGTATCATTCAGTATATTTTGGTATCATCTTTCAAAACCTTTTATCTTTTTTACTTCTGCCAAAGCTTTTAAGTGTTTTTTCTTAATATGTATTTCAGAATATCCCATCTCGTCTGCGATACGAACCAATGATTTGTACTCAACATAGTGCTTAAATAGTATGTCATACAGTAGTGGGTCTTCAACCTGTTCTATGGTTCTGACTATTTCTTGTTTTTTTTGTAAAAATTCGGATATCATTTTTGAAATCTCTTCTCGCAGATCAAATATTTTTGCAACCATATCTCCCATCGGATCACGTTTTACAGAAATTTGTACCTTTTCTCCAACAGGAATTGCAGATACACTTGTGGAAAGAGAACTGAGCTGTTCTTCTTCGATAAGCTTGTTTTTGATTCTGTTATCATAATTTTCAATCTGTCGTAAATATTGAGTTGCAGTCATCATATTCTATCTCCTTCCCCACATAAAATTTTTAGTTGCTTTTACTTCTGCAAATCTTTTTCCAGCAAGTGTTATTGCAAGCTGTGTAACTCCATCTGCGGCGTCATCATGCTCATTATCGCCAATATATACAAAGGTCGTTAATTCATCCATAGCCTTTTGATACTGCTTGTCTTGATATTTCGGCGCCAAAAATATGAAATTCTGCTTAACATCCCCGGAATACTGATTTATTTTTTCTTTTTTTGCTTGTTTTGAAGGTGCTTTTGTACTGGTCGTGCTGCAAGCGTATTTATGTTCTTTCAACCGTTCATTTACATAATAGGCATACATATCTCCACCATTATTTGCTTCAAAATTGATGGATTGAATATTATTACCCATGATTCTTCCAACAACTAATGGCAATGTTCCTTCTTTTGGTGCCGTGCTGAAAATCCAGTCATAAATATACACATCTCCATTTTCGTATTCTGCGCCCACTGGCATTGATAAGCTATCACCACCACCCCACGCAACATCACAGGCAGAAACATTTTTAACAAATCCCCCTTCTGGAAGAACGCCGTTATAATATCTCAATTCATCAGCTGCAAACACAATTCCTTCACGTAAGAAGGGCTTTTGCTGATATTTGGCTTCCCATTCGTTAGCGTCTAACCTGGCTTTCATATCGACATAATATTTTGTTGAAAATCCAACGCCATACTCATAATCGAAATTCGATTTACCTTCATCATTCAAAGCTGGAATTTTTCTAAACCGATACATTGGATTATCCCGATTTAGCTTCTCGATTTTTCCAAGAGGGTCATATAAATTCCATCTAGTTCCAACCATAAGTTCCCTTGCGCCATCAATCTTACGGTCAACCATCTTATTCAGATATTCTTGATATGTATTTTCTAATCGGGTAGGACTTAATGAATGTTGCCTATCTCTTACAAGGTCATCCACATACAAATAACCATCGGAAGAAATATCAACGGCACCCGTCCAAGTTCCTTCAATACCACGGCAAGTCATTGTTGCAAATCTATCTGGTTTGTCCAGGTTTATTTCAAAATCATCAGCACTTTGTTTTTGAAGTTTCGACTGTGGAAAAATTTCATTGTAGTTGTATTCCTGTGTATTAATGAGATTAAGAAGTTCTCCGTAAAATCCTTTTGCCAGTTTTCCAGAATGACCGCCCATTGCACTATGACTATTCGGTCTTTTACCCATTATCCAAGACATAAAGAAAATACACATAGTAGATTTTCCAACACGGCTTGGAAGCGATAAACCGTAAAACTCTATCTTTCTTTCTTCCAAATCTTGTAGGTCTTGGGCTACCACATGTAGTGTTTTTCTTCTTGGAATATAAAATTTCTTGCTGTCCGGTCTATTCTTTTCCATATAAAGCAAGTAACTTTCAAATAAATGTGGTGCTTCCAGTAACAAATACTGCCAGTATATATCGTCAAAGTCACCACTACCAGTTAATGCAGCACACTTCTCTGCTATGTTATGTGAGTATTGACTTACTTTCATAGCCATTTTCCGTGCTTCTTGGTTCTTGTTGAAAGGAAGGTCAATATTCATATTTAAAAGCAAATCAAGGCAATCTTTTTGGTTCTGATAGATTGTCATGTCCCCATTGATAATCTGATTTAAAACTGCCCGATACCATTCAATCGAGCCTTCTGTAATTTTTCCCATAAAAATAGAGCCAGACCTCCTTTCTTTTTAGGATTTAGTCTGGCTCTCATGTGGCTCTCTTGACTATTATTCACTTGCTTTAAAGTTATATATAGGTTTGATAATATAAACTATTTCTACGGTATTCTTTACTATCCAATAAACACGCTTGAAAATATTGAAATTAACGCTAAACCTATTACGTGTATAAAAAGCGAAAGCGTCACTCCAATAGCGGTTATGATTATTCCAAATATTACAATTTCTATCCAATACGAAATGCCATGCTTTTCATCACTTCGCCATGTAGTTAAAAATAATATAAATAACGCAAAAGCAAAAATTGCAAATATTTCTACCATACAACATTTCTCCTAATCTGGAACACCTAGCTGTTTGTAGGTAAATACGGCAGTGTACTTCTTCCCGCATTTGTAGCAAGTCTCTGTGATTGTACAGGTCTTTTCTTTATCATTACATTTTGATTCTGTATCCGAACTTTTGAACTTGCATCCACCTGTCAAAATGCATTTAATCCGTTTTATGTTCATCTGGTTCCTCCAAATAATTGATAATTTCATGTGCGATATGCGCCAATTCCCTTCTGGTATGTCGTTCAAAAAATTCATCAATGTCAATTTTGAATACTGAATCAAATTTCTGTGATTCATTGATTCTTTTTATAGCTTTATCAAGTTTTGTTTCTGGATAATGTGGGTTTATATAACAAGTCAAAGGATTATTTTCATCATGTACCTCTGAATCGCATATAACCTTATACCATTTAACAGAAGTTCTTTCTCCTGCATCTTTTTGAATTAGAATATTTGAAAGTCCTCCAATATAACATTTTATGACCATATCATCATTTTTTATTTTTACTGAATATTCCTTTTGAAATTCAAATACAGTGTACTCAGTATAAAATTTTAAAACGGTCTTTGTAATTGGCGGATAAGATGTAAAAAGAATTTCCTCGATATCAATCTGCGCATATGTTTCTATTCCAAGTTCGATGATCTCAATCGGAATCCTTTTAACCACAATTCTCATACATTCACCTCAAACTCTCTCTTACAATTGCTACCCTTGCATTTCAATTTAAGATGCTGAATTTTTGTCTCTGGGCTAATCAGAAGTGCTTTCTTCTGGCAAAAAGGACAACAAGCGTATTTCGTTCCATTGATATTCCGTATCAATGCCTGTCCATTCCACGGTTCGGGTGGGTTCATGTATTTAGAAAAATCTATCCCTTCGGATTCTAATGCTGACTTAATGCTCATTAATTTTCTCCCTCAATTGCTTTGGCAAATCATTAATGGAAAATGTTCCAAAAGTTCCGTAAACAATCTTTTTGTTTTGTGTGATTTCTATATTGTTCAACACTTCTTTTGATATTGGTTCAATATTTCCAATCTTTAAATCATCGCATACTAGATACTCTGAATGTAGTTTCTTTAGATATACGGCTTCATCACGCAATAAAGCTCCGTCAAGGTCATAATCTGCGTTTCCTGGTACCATTAATTTTCCTCCGTTTCGGAATACCGTGCATTTTACGGAAATTGTTCTGTTTTATTCGATCTGGAAAAGCAAAGAGCAAAGCATTTTCTTTAGTGAGTTTAAATTCGGTTTCAAATTCAAGTGATTTTCCTGCGAAGATAACAGAATTATTTTGTGTATCAAAAGTCTGTAATGCATAAGCAATTAAATCTCCTGGAAACTCTGGTATTCCCGATATGGATATTTCCTCATCTCCTATAAATAAACGCCTTAACTTGTCTTTCTCGCCCATATCAGTACATTCCTTTGTTTTTTCTTAAATTAGCATATCGGTCAACTAATATATCAATGGTAGTCGCCAACTCATTAATTCTGATGCAGTCATCCTTGTGGCGTTTCTCATAATCAACATCCTTGAAAGAATCATTTTGTATATTCTCAACGCCCATATATCCCACTAAAGCTCTCTTAGTATCCATTTCATTTGTAAGCGCCATAATATGAGCATTGGCCGAATCAAGCTTATCTTTCAAATCCGATATTGTATTCTGCTTTTTCTCACACTCTTTGGATAGACGAACAACTTCTTTCTTCAGCTGTTCTTCCGTCCAGTCTGCCATGTCTGCATATTTCATATTTGCCGCTCCTTATCTGGTAGAACTCAAAACAATTTTATTTTTACACTGCGGACATACGATATATTTCTGCCTGTATCCGAAACCGGATGGCATATTTGTAGCAAATTTCTTTTCTGTGTTTTCTTCTTTTACATCTTCTGATTCATCATAGCTCAATAACGCTCCGCAGTTCAAACAGGTTGCTTCTTTCAGCGTTCCCGGCTTAATAATTTTAATCATTCTTTTCCTCCCTTTTCTGCCTGTGCCGCATCTGGCAGGCAACCATTTTAGTTATGTTTTCACGTTCCTGTTTTATACCATGTCCTTGTCTAAACAGTTCACATTCAAGGATATTCCCGCACTTGGAGCATTCGTCTTTTATTTCTTTACCGCATACTTCCATCTTCTTTTCTCTCCCAAAACTCACAACAACACTCTGGTTTCGTAAAGTCTGCACAATATTCACTGTCACCGTTGAAGCAAACCCATGTGAAGTCATCATGCTTTTTGCAATTCTTACAACATTTTTTCTTTCATAATTTACCTCGATTTAGGAAAATCCAGTGCTCCGACTTGAACGGCATAAATCTCCCAACGAGAAACACTGGAACTTTAAGGGGGAAAATGCAACTTCTGGCAATGGCAATTTGCCAGATAGAAACAACAGGAATCGAACCTGTGTCACATGATATTGGATATCATTGCTCTACCACTGAGCTATGTTTCTTTTTCATCCTCAAACGCTAAACAAGATGATTTTTTTAGAATCCCCGACTATCACTCCTCACGGGCATTGGTCTTATCTCTCTAAAAAGTTTTTGCACAAGATCGCTAGTGAGTTGCGTCTATATGCCTGCACGAACGCACACAAACAAATCCGCATTTATGTGCAAGAACTAACAATAGATATGCTAAAGTCAGATTTCCTATCTACACTTGGTAGATAGAATTGCAGGAGACGGATTCGAACCGCCGTTTCCATGGATATGAGCCATGTGAGATTCCACTTCTCTATCCTGCCAGAACCCGGAAGAACCGGGTTAGCAATAGGTTTATCGTGTTATGCTTTCCACTATCCAGTTTTCTTTATTTGCGGCACGCATACTGGCAACCCTAGCGGCTTTTTGATAACCGTGGTATGCTCCACGAGTATTTTTATGCACAACTTTAATGGCTTATGGTTCGCATCTTTTGAAAACTCCTTTAATCAGCGTGCGCTGCGCTGATTTCTTTAACTCCAAGATGCATTCCAGCTGGGAAACCAGATCCATTTAGGCTACGCCGTATCGCACCTATAATTTACCTGATCCACACGCTCAACTGGAAGTTTTTTCCACACATATTACGGATGAATGGCATTTAGAAGAAATGGAAACTCTGGGATTCGAACCCAGGACTTACGGCTTATGAGGCCGTTGCTCTTACCGCTGAACTAAGCTTCCTGAGATACCAGTTGGCAATACTGGTAACCAAACTGGCACTGTTACAGTTCTTAACCACCAACTATAACAAAGGTTTTCTGAAATACTCCTGATACTTCAGATACGCCTTCCGGGATATTTGAAGTCCCTTTAATCAGCCCCGTTGGGCTAGAAGGCTAGAGGTGTTTCTTATGAAAAAAAAGAACATTTTTGCAGCATATTAACTACTGCAAACTGGGCTAGTTGGATTTGAACCAACGAATTGTGGAGTCAAATTCCACGGCCTTACCACTTGGCGATAGCCCATTACCCCCTGGCGCACCATTAATCCAGGGGCGTGATATATAAAGTCCAGCATTTTCAACCTATAAAGATTGTTGTTCACTACTCTGGATGCATCGACTTATCACTTTCATAGGCTTTCCCGAGCCTACATGGATTAAGTCGAAGTGGTGCTTTTATGAATTTAACCCTTTCGATTAACTCAATCGGGATAATTCCAATTGGAATTGGTAAATACATTTGTCACCTCATAATCAAGAAAATATTCAGAATAAACACAACTTCCATTAAAAAATAAAACAGAGCTTGCAAGCAATTAATTTTCCTTTCATCAAGCATTGCCAGTACACCTGCAATAACAATTACAAAAAACATGAGATTTGATGCAACTCCAATAACATCAAGTTCATTCATTGTCTTTTTCCTCCCCGATTAAGAAGTCCAGAATTTTTTCTGCAATTTCTTCTTCTGGCTCAAATGGCATTCCGCAGTAATTATAGGATTTTAAAGCCGATTTTAGGCTTGATTTGAAGCCATTGTAAATTTCTCCATGTTGTAGTAATTCGTGCCTTAAAACTGAAATTGCGTCAGTAATTGATTGAGAAGTGACACTGATTTGTGCCAAACACTCCATCTCAATGTCTGGAACAGCCGCCATTTCAAATTCAAATACTGGAACTTCATCTACTGCGGTATGAAAATTTATTGATCTTACTCTCGGAACTTCATTTCCATCAATGAAATATTTTGTGCCATGCCAATCATAGGGGTTGGGATTTGTGATCTTCACTATCGGCATCTTCGTACCCCTTTCTTTTAGTTTCACAGTAGAGAAGAAGGTGTTTCGCAATCTCTTCCAACTGTAAAATGTTGTATTTTGAAATTACCCATGTTTTATGCTCCAATAATGAAGAATGTGTAATTTTATCATTTGGTAGTTCACGAGTTACCATTGCATTGATAAGCATGGACGCTACATCAATGGGTGATTCGGGAAGATTAACGCCAACTGGCTCAACAATCCGTTCCCATTTTCCATTCACCATTAAAAAGCACTTACCGTCTTGTGCCTTAACTGTCCCATCTGGGAAATTTTCTTCGTTGTTGCGAGTATTGTAATCTCTCATCCCTCTTCTACCTCCCCAAAATATTTCTTGTAAAGCTTATGGCTGCAATACCACAGATGTTGCATCACAAAAATTTTATCAATACATTTCAGACCATAATACATTACTCTGTACTCGGCGGTTCTGTCTCCGTTTTCATCAACACTATAACCAGCTAATTCAGATTTTGATTTTGCACCAAACCATCTACCATTCTTTGTAACAAACAAAGAAAGATTTCCATATTCACAAACATATGTGGCGGTTTGAGTATCATACAATCTTCCATCAGCTAATATTGCTTTTGCGTGAATTGGCTTCACCAGTTTCCGAATTGCCGGGGATTCCTGTCCGACATTTTCATAATCATGTCTGATTTCAGAAACACCTTTTTTATTTTTTGAGAAAAATTTAAGCACGTCTTTTCCTCCCGAAATATTCATCAACTGTCTGTCTCACAATATCCGATACGCTCCTGTCTGTTCGGTTCTTCTCTTCCAGGAGCCTTTTTTTCTGTTTTTCGGAAAATCGGATGCGGATGGATTCGGATTGTGGGTTTGGTTTCATAAGCACTTACCTCAACTTACAATTTCAATTGGATATCCTAAATATGCTTCCAACTCTGAAACAGTCAGTTTGCGTGGTTTCTTTATTTCAACATCAACACGCTGTATGATATTGTCTGTTGTCTTTGCGATTGCCTTTCCGGTATAACTTTCAAGCTCTTCGTTTGCATATACATTCAAATGTTCATATCCATATGCCCGGCACCATCTTGCAGCTGAATCAACAATTTTTCTTAGCTCTTCTTGCTCATCACCAAACAACTCCGAATATCTAACCGCCTTGTTGAGGTCGTTCAAACTTACTCCGCAAGAAGCCACAACATGTTTATATGGACTTCCAATAAAATGAAAATATCTATTCGATTCCATTGCTTTTTGGCCTTTTGGCAAGTTGAACCCTTGAGCTATTGCTTTTTTAAGCAGCTGTTCTGATTCAACGTTATTTTCTGTAACAATACACTTGTTTGTAAAATCAATCATCTTTATCCCCCTCTAAAAGTTTATATAGCGTGCTTCTTGAAACTCCCATAATCTCGGCAAATTGTACTTTTGTTATTTCCCCTCTTTGCCAGCTACGTTTAGTTTCTTTAAAAAGTTCCTTATCTATCTCTTTTTTTGCGCGGCCTTTATATTTGCCATGGGCTTTTGCAATTGCAATACCTTCTTTTTGTCGCTGACGAATATTTTCCCTTTCTCTTTGTGCTACATATGAGAGAAGCTGCAAAACTATGTCTGCGATCAGTGTTCCTGTCAAGTCTTTGTTTTGCGTGGTATTAAGCAACGGCATGTCCTGTACAATAATATCTGCTTCAATCTCTTTTGTGATTTTTCGCCATTCAACAATAATCTCTTCGTAGTTTCTTCCAAGACGGTCAATTGAATGGATTACCAGAATGTCACCTTTTTGAAGAGAAGCAATCATTTTCTGATACTCTGGACGATTGAAGTCTTTCCCGGATTTTTTATCCATATAAATTTTCTCAACACCATCTGTTTTCATTGCTTCAATCTGTCTCGCTTCATTTTGATCTACTGTCGAAACTCTTACATATCCTATCTTCATATATAATCACTCCCGTTTGTTTATAGGTTGATTATACACTTTTTCAATTATGTTTGCAAGTGTATTATACACATTTATGAGTATTTTTATTGACTATTCAAACGATTTTGATTATGATAATATCAACAGGAGGTATTTATATGGTTTCTGATAAAATAAAGCAAATAATGAAAATGAAAAAAGTAACTAGCGTTCAGCTGGCTCAGCATCTTGGTATGCTTCCGCAATCACTTGCAAATAAATTTTCAAGGGGAAGCATATCCGCAAATGAACTAATTCAGATTCTTGATTTTCTGGAATGTCAACTGATAATTGAACCAAAGCCAGATGTATCAATCAAACTAACAACAGATGATCTCAAAAGGGAACCGTGATGGTTCTCTTTTTTATGCTCTAATTAATCCCTGTCCCTCTTCTCTGCTATCCTGTCTATGATCTGAATAATTTCTTGTTTCTGAGCTTCTGACAATTCTTTTCTGAGCTTCCTGCTGAAATTACCATCATTGATATGTAACACCTCTGCGATCTGCCATAAGCGAACGCCTTTTGACTTTGCGTAATTCTTGATATCTTGATTCATGTTTTATACCTGCCTTTCCTGGTATTGCCTTATTTTTAGTATGGCAGAGAAATAGTTAAGGCTTAATGCTTGTCGTGTTCGAATCACTATCCCTGCCATGTTAAGGAGAGCTTTTTTGTTTTTTCGGGTGGTTTTGGTGGTGACTACCGCTGACTGGTGTTTTATATATACCCCCTCCCGGTCATCCAGTGCGGACGCTGGCAAGTCAGCCCACCGCCCCATGGGAACCGCTGCCCTTGCCCGGTCGCTGTTTATCGTAAGCCTTCGGCGGTGGTCAAGGAAATGCTATGCAAAATCTATTGTCATATTGCACAAAAAACAGTGTTTTATAGAATGTCTTTTTAGGGTGTACCCTATTTAAACATTGCGTATTGCTAGATATAGAATCAGTTCTCTCACAATCACAACATATAGTATTTTTACTGTTACAATTCCGGTTTTTCCATCTCTGGAAGCTGTAAAGCTGCTTTGTGTTTATCTGCGATCTGCTGGGCGGTCTGATGTGGTACCCCGTATTGTTGCCCGGCTTGTACTGGGGCGGTCTCTGCCATGCCATAGGCGGCCTTAGCAACAAAGATCAAATTCGCGTTGGTTCCTGCTTGATTATGTAATCTATTAAGCGTACAGTTTTTGCAAATATCAAACCATTTTTTAACCGTGGTGCCATGTGCTGAGCCTGTTCTATAGTCCCCACGCATCCAATCACTAAAGGTTGAACGGTTAATTCCTACCAAAAAGCTAAATACTTCAAGTGTAGGTAATACGTGATATTTACTGCATAGTCTCACATATGTACTAAACATTTTATCCAATAACTCTATATCATCATTGCTAGGCTTTTGTATATGATCTGCAATATAAAAAATCATATCCACAAAGCTATCTGATACTTCTCTCTTGTAGTTTTCGTTATCTGGTGATATACATAATACAGTATTTATATATTCATCAGCGTATATATTAATATTATCTAAATAGATTTCTATATCCTGTACTTTTACTGCATTATCTTTCATGTTATCACCTCACTTTAACACGTTAATTTACAAATAAAAAAAGAGAACAACACAAAAAATAAAAGTAACCTGTAT